CCTCCTGCTCTCTGCGGGGGTAGCTCAGAAGCGGTTAGAGCCCCTGGGACGCCAGGAAGAAGCAGGTTCAATTCCTGCCCCCCGCTGTTGAAGGGAGGAGTTATGAGTAACTACGGTACAATGGCCACCAGTGCTAGCCTACAACTCCAGGGACACACACGGGAGACCGAGGGACCCTGGAATCTTCGGATCGCCCCCAAGTTCCAGCCTCCAATCATCCAGGGGTGGACAGCCAAACAGGTTTTCCTCTCGATGGAGCAGCCGAACAAGGACGACAACTTCACCTTGATCCGTGTGCTCTACTTACGTGGTGTGAAGAAGCCAAGTCTCGTGGCGGGACTGACATTCCGCAGGGCTCGGTGGCGTCGGCGTCCACAAGGGGGGGTCGAGGTCCGGATCAAAAAACGCTACGGCAACTCGTTCCCACATCCCCTCCCTCTAGGTAGGTACACTGGCACCTGTATGTACGATATGGAAGAGGGGTTCGGAGTTTTTACCTTCCAGGCAATAACTCTGAGAAGGGAACCAAAGCCACAGGAGCCGAAGGTTATCATTACGCCAGGAGATAGGGGTTTCAATGAGTCCCTTAGAAACGCTAAGAGAACTCTTTCACGAACTCATGGCCTGGGAGGGCGAGGAGCTAATGCCGGTGGACTTCGTAATGGCTAGTTACCTGACGGCGTTCCTTCCTGGAGCAGTTGAGAAGGCATGGGGTGACTTATGTGGTCCGCCCGCGATTGGCAAGACCGAGATACTTCGGGCGTTGGAGGACGGCCAACGTCGGACTGTCATGCTCGACACTCTCACGGAGAATGCCTTCTCCAGTGCCATGCGGGACCCCGACCAACCAGACAAGGACTTCTCTCTGCTCTATCAGTTGTCCAACGCCCGCGAGCCAAGAGGTCCGAAAGTGCTGGTTATCAAGGAGTTTTCGACGTTCCTGAACATGCGGAGTGAGAAGGTGGACAAGATTTTTGCGGACCTTCGTGCGGCGTATGATGGGACCTATGCGACGGCGGCGGGAAACATCGGTTTGGAGACCAGGACCGATCTGAACTTTGGTATGTTGACAGCCTGTACGGAGAAGCTCGATGAATTTCGACGGACTAATCAAACACTTGGTGAGCGAACACTGGTATGTCGTATTGGACGACAGACACGTTCATACGCTGCCCGTGCGGCGGTTGCGGATCACGTTGTACGAGGCTGTCGAATCAAAAAGGCTTCGCTCCGTGCTCGAATCAAGATTGCCACTCGCAAGGCGATCGACGCGGCTATCACGGACATTAGAGCTAGCGGTGGTAAGGTTGTGCAGAGAGACTCGTTTATCCACCGGGTCGGACGCCTTGCTGCGATCGCTACTTCCGTCCGTTCGTTGCCTCTATCGAAGAAGAGCTATACGAATCTGGCAGAGGGAGCTGGACGGTTTGCAGGGCAGCTCACTTCTTGGGGTGATTGTCGTGTCTTGTTTGACTCTCGGAAGTCTTGGACCGACGACGATTATGCAATGGTGCGACGGATTGCTCAGGACACTATGCCCCCGGAGTCTCTTCGAGCCATTTCTTGTATCTGGAGGAGCGGACAAGATGAGGCAGTAAAACCCATGTCGGGTAACGAAATCTGCGTCAGGGCAATATGTGACGGGAGTTTCTACCGGCAGTTGAGGCAGTGGGAGATCATCGGAATTCTCCACTCCTTCGACACCGACGAGTACGGAATGAACCCGGAGTTCGCCAGGGACATTGAGTACACCGGCTTCATGGAGGGTCTGGAGTAATGGAAAGTGAGCCGTGTGGGTACTGTGGGAACGAACCGGATGAGTGCGTATGCTATCTGGCTCAGGACTTTCCGGACGACCCGATTGAGGAGTTGGATACTGACTACCTAGATTGGGAGTTCTACGAAGAGGAGGAAAACAATGAAGGTGGTAGGCAAGAGAATCTTGGTGAAGCAGGCCAAGACGAAGGAAGTGAGTGAAGGCGGTATCGTTATGACTGCCGCCTCAATCCAGAACCTTCCCTACGGGACTGTCGAACAGGTCGGTCCCAGAGCGGGGAGGTTGTGCGGTACTCTGAAGGTTGGTGACGTAGTCCTGTTCGAGGGGATGGGTGCAATTCCACTGAGGATCAAAGAGGGTTATGTGCTCATTGAACCTGGGGACATTCTGGCGGTTCTGGAAGAAGGAGAGTTCTGATGTTGACCAGTGGTGATGTTATGAAAGCCGAGAAAGAGGAATGGAAGGGGGACGCCTTCATTCTTACCCACGCAGGGAGAAAGTTCCGCTACGATGGTTTCGGACCCGAGGACATTTGCATCGAGGACATTGCCCACTCGCTGGCACACCTGTGTCGGTACACGGGACACACGATCATGTTCTACTCAGTCGCCCAGCACTCGTTGCTGGTATCCGAGAAGGTTCCGGGTGGTCCGGAGGACAAGTTGGTAGCATTACTACACGACGTAGCGGAAGCATACACCAACGATCTTGCCTCACCCTTGAAGAAGTACCTCCGACAGTTGCTCGACGAGGACGGCTACTGTCCCTATGCCGACTTGCAAAATAGGATCACAGCAGCGGTCTATGAGCGGTATGGAGTCGAGAGGATTCCCGACGACGTGCGACTGTACGACCAGGCAGCGGGAGTGTTCGAGGCCGAAGGCTTCATGGGGTTATCGGTCGGGGACCTGGGGAAGTACAAGTTCCCCACGGAGTTGCGAGGGCTGTGGGTACCCTGGGAACCCAGGGAGTTCGCGGGCAAGAATGCAGACCGCGAGTTCGGTGAGGTCGAAACAGAGTTCATCCGTAGGTTTGAGGCGTTGATGTTCGCCGTCGGTAGGGAGAAGCTGGTATGACAATGATTTCGAGACCCAACCCGTTTCGGGAACACAGCAAACTGCACGACACCTTCGAGTTCATGGCGGATGGCGAGTGGCACACACTATCAGACATTGCTTTCCATGTCTACAGACATGACTACCGCCCACGACTTGCTACGGACCAGGTCACCTGTCGCAGGGTGGGGTCGGCCCTACGGACAATCCGAGCCACACCCGGCCTGGACGTGAACTACCACTACAGAAACGGCTATCAGTTGGTTGCCGCAGGCTACTTCTAGAATAGGGGCTGTTGTTGATTCATACACTAACGATCTGGTTTCGACCTAGACGGTGGTGGTCTTGGAGCCTCAGCCGACGCTTGATTGGTCTCGGACCAGTAGCTATTAGCTGGGACCTTTAGGAGGACTTGACATGGCTTCCCCTTTCAATTTGGCGGACATCTGGCTGAAAACCATGAAAGAAGTCAACGAGCCCTACAGCCTTGAAGCCGAAGTTACTCAATTCGCCCTCCAAAACCTGGGGGTAACTGAGGAGAAACTTCGGGAGGCCCTGTGGCACGCCCGCTGCGAATGGGACGTTTAGAAGGGCGGTTGCTGCTGGTTGACGCCGCGTTGTCGTCCGATCGTCTGGGGGTTGATGGTATCGAGCGGTCCGAGATTCCGGGCAGCGTTGAATCCGGGCCGTCCGATATTGGCGGTCCTCGCTGCCTGCCGCACCGCTGACGGTTCACCGAGGATGGTCGGGTCAACACCTAGGACCTGCTGGCCCTGAGTTCCCAGGGTCGCAGCGATCAACTGGACGAGTTGGTTACGGGCTGGCCCGGGCGGCAGGGTCCTGACGACCTGCTCCAGCCGTGTCATCTGACGCCGTAGCTGCATGGCCCGCATGTCCTTTTCCGTAACCGGCAAATTGAACCCGAACCGTTGCTTGAATCCCTCCAAAATCTGGTTGGCCTCGCTCGCGTTGTTCCGGAACCGGGCATCCATGTAGGTCTGTCGGGCCTCTCGAATCTGATCCCGATTCTTCACGAGGGTTTCCAGAAGGAGCGACTCTTTCTCGATGTCGCCTCCCTTCACACCCAAGCCGTACCGTATGATCTCCCAGGGACGATAGAACCCCTTGAGGGTCCCCCGTCCACTAAACAGGGCGATCCGGCCATCGGGGGCGGGCTGGCTGTAGTCCGCATAGGTCCGCTCGAACGCCTTGGCCGCTACTTGACCGACATTGCCGGGCAGGCCGGGAACGAGTCCCATCGCACGGAAGATCGCGGTCCCACCGGGGATCAACAGGGGGGTGGACCGTGCCAGTTCCGAGAAGTCACCTGACCCCAAGCCGACGCCAGCCGCACCCAAAATCTGGAAGAACGGAGGCACGACCGGGATGGGAGCAAGCACCTTGCCCGCCGGTGTGAACGTCGGCAGAGCACCCCCGATGAGGGCATCCCCTACGTTCCAGTTCATAGCTTCACCTAGCTCCATAGCGATGATGGAACCGGCGATCATGCGGGCGAACGTACCGGGGTTCACGCCCAGGAAGTTCATCTCTTTACCTGTGCGAGGGTCAATCGCCCCGGACCCCAATGACATCGCCGTAACGGTGGCGAACTCCAACATGCGGAGGGGGAACTGGGCTAGCTGTCGGACCAGGGGAGACCTATCCACCAAGAAGAATGGTGTGTTCTGTGGTCCCGTAAGGAACTGAGTCTTTTCCACGAGCCTCCGGGAGAATTCAATCGCGGCCTCCATAGGCATCTTCGCTCGACGGGCATGGATCATTCCGGCCTCGAATGAGGCGAGCCGGACCGTGGTCTCGGACGTGGCGAACAGCGACATCATTGCCCGCTTCACCTTGTCTGCCACCTTAGTAACTCCGGAGGGTAGGGCAGCAATCTCGTGGGCATTGATGAGAGTATTCTGGACGGCTTCTTCGGTAAGAGGTGAAGCCACCAGTCCAGCCTTGCCGAACTCGGGGTACGCTGCTCGAAGAGCTTTGTCGTGTCCGAACCTTCGGGGACCCAGTCGCAAGGCAAAGTACTTGTGGGACTTCCGCATCGCCTCACCGAGCCCAGCAGCGGCCGTCCGGTATCCGATGACGGGGCCGGTGGTCAACACGAGCTGGAGAGTATTCTTGAGGGCAGAGCCGGGATTGAGACCTAGAGTAGACAGGTAAAAGTACCCGGCTGTTTTCCGCTCCAGGTTGACGAGACTGAACGCACCCTTGGAGGATTTCATTCCTGCAACAAGGGAGTTGGTCGCCGACTCACCCAGAATCTTACGGAGACCGGGACTCGATTCCAGCTTGACTGCCAGCGTTTGGTTGGCCTGGGACCACATCTGGGCACGTAGGGCATTGCGGAACGTCCCCCGTCCCATCGCCAGTGGAATGTAGGTCTCTTCGAGGATATGTGCTTGATAACGGGCTACGGAGTTCACCTTTCCCCGGAACTTTAGCTCGTCGAGCATCTGTACTGCCTTCTCACCACCGCCTTTTATGGTCCAGGCATAGGTGCCAGCCAACGTGTGGTTGTATTGGCTGATGACAGGCATCAACTTGAGGCTGTACTCCGAGGGCCTATGCTCGGCGAGGAGGGTCGCAATCTTCTGAGCCTCTGCTGGTTGGAACAGCTTGGGATAGGTTTCTTCCAACTCCCGAAGGGGGAGCCGTTTCATCATGGCAATAGTTGATCCACGTACACCTGCAACTCGTGCCTGGTGAATCAACCGCGACTTCGTAAGGATGTCTAAACGGGAACGAGCCCCCTTATCCACAAGGTCTCCCATTGCGTCCAGGTCTTGGAAGCTGGGAAGCATCTGGAACTTCCGCTTGTATATTTCGGGCGAAGCCCACATTCCCATCTTCCGGACTCCCGACTTAGCGAACTTCTTCGCACTGGCTGACTCGGTAAGTACCGCGATCAGCTTCCGGAAGTCCTCCTCGCTCTGGAGTATGCGACGGGGAAAGTAGTCGGGAATCTTCTTCGGGTTGCGGAGGAACTCGGACATTGCCTCACTGATGTCATCACCGAACCCCGCCGCCTTCTGACGACTGATAGCTGCAAGGATACGCTTTCGTCCCTTGACATCTGAGAACACTTCTCGCCACTGATCGTCGAGCGTCTGCCGGAAACCCTTCGCCAATTGCAGCGTCGGTCCTCCCATCCTCTGTTCGAGGCCCGGCATCAGGGTCCCAACTCCGTCAATAACAGTAGTGGTCTCTCCGCTCCCCAACCTGATCTTCCCATGCTTGCCCTGGAACCCACGAAGAGGCTTATGTAGTCCATCAAGCCATGCCGCAACCATCCTCTGTTCGTTCAGCTTAGGCAGATGACCTGTGCCACGACGGAATGTCTCCAAGTGAGCCGCGAACAACCCACCGTACTTGGATCGGAAGTCGTGCACGTCCTTGATGATGAATCCGAACTCATCGACGAAGTCCGCTGCCGATCCGGTACGCTTCATCCCCTGGAAGAGACCCTGCATCGAGGCCAGGTGCCGAAGGACCGGAAACTTGGCTGCGAAGCCCTGCATCGCCTTGGACAGCTTGAAGATGTTGTCACCCGAAGGGATCGGGAACTTGTGGGCCAGAGCCAGAGATGCAATCAACAGAGGGTTGGTAAGAGTCTTGAATACCTGGGCATACGGTCCCTGGTCCAAGCCCCACTTCCGAAGAAGCTGGTCCCGTTCGACAGGCGTCAGCTCCTTGGGTTGGAATGCCGCACGCCACACCGCAGGCAGGTCCCCAGAGAACGCCTGTTGCATAACCTGCCCAGGCCGGTCCGTGATCCCAATCGCCCGAGCCAACGGCTGCGGTGTGATCCCTCCCATGTCACTCAATGGCATCTTACTGTCCCCCGCCACCCATCTGATTGAACAACTGATCCAGTAGGAACTGAATGTCCTTGCCTGGTCGTCCTCGTCGTAGAACGCCCTGTTGTGGGTCGGACCCGATTCTCCGCTCGGTACTCGTCAGCGTCTCGGTACTCTGACCCGTGTCCGCCAGTATCCTCACCACCTCCTGGAACAGTTCCGGCTCGAACCTTTGCATAGTCACCTTACGACGAGCCACAGCCTCCTGCTTATCCACGATATCCCGTAAGAAGTCCACACTTGACGACGGACCGAGACCCTCGAACCCTTGGAGAGCGAGCTTCCTCGCCCGACCCTCCCGACCCATGATACCGACCGCTCGGTGAGCCTCAAGAACACCAATCACTCCCATGCCCACCGCACCGAAGGCCGTCTTACCCAAGAGACCCGCAGCCTTTCGACCGATTCCGGCTCCCGTGGCAAGCCCCCCCTTCTCCAGGGCCTTGACAGCGGAGCCCGCTACCTTCGGCAGCTTGCCCGCATTAGTCTGCTTGAGTAGGTCCTGCATCCCCTGGGGGAGGACTGCCGTACCTTCCCTCTTAAACAACCGATTGAACTGTCTGAGAATGAAGGGGTCCTCACCTCTACGGGCCAGTACGGATAGAGCCTGGTTCGACCCCACACTGGCCACAACCTTCGGGTCTACTGCCCGAAGTTCCTTGAGGATACGCCGACCATCTGCCGTCTGGAACTCAGCCTCCTTGGCAAGGTCGTCGAGCATCTCGGTCCACTTCGTCATTAGCTGTTCAGGCTTCGCCCCTTTAATCGCAGCCCTCGCAGCCTTCAACGCCTCCTTGGCTTCCCCCAGGTTCTCTTTACCAATTACGCCTGTAACCGACTTCGGGAAACCCTTCTTACCCATGAGGTGCTTCGCACCCAGGGACTCAATACGCTCACGAGCCTCAGCACCAACCCCCATGTCATCCATCTCATTAAGGAAGGTTGCCCAGATGTCGTCGATACTCCGACCTGCACCGGCAGTACCAACGGACAACTGGCTAAACCGCAATAGCCGACGGAAGGCTCCTGGAGCCTCCGTAAGATTGGCCGTACCGACGCCAATATTGCGAGGGGTTGTGCGACGGGAACGAGTTCTTTCCTTCGGAGCCCTCCGTGTTTTCTGGAGGGGTCGTCCATCGGGTCCCACGAGTTTTGATTTTCGTTCTGGCATTGCTTACTGTCCAGAGGTTTGAGGTGAAGTACCCATCTGTCGGGCGATGGAGGACATGTCCCCCATCCGAGAAGGTGAGGAGACCTGGTTGAGTGTACGGGGTGAGATGCCCAACCGCTGCGAGATCATATCGAGGACGGCAGTGTTGCCGCCTCCACCGACTTCCGGTTGAGGCATACGAGACAAGGCTGCCTGAGTCAGGAGTCGGGAGGGAATCCTGTTGAACTTGGCGAACTTCTCTTGGAGGTGTTCGGCTCCCCGCTGCTCGGTTGCCATTGTGGCGAACGCCCGGCGTTGGTTCTTCGCAGCCAGTTGTTTAAGGGCCAACTCCACGTCGGCTTCGGGGTCTCCCTCAAGATGCTCAAGGAGAGCAGCGACCCCCTCGAACAAGGCGATGCTGCCCATGAGCCCAGCTATAGTGAGTAGTGCCGCCATTCTTAACCCCTACTGATTGCTTTTCCGAATGGTATCCCGAATTTCTTCGGGAGTAAGAGTCTCTCTGATCCGCTTGGCTTCGCTAGGGAATGGCAGAGGAACGTCACCCTTGAAGGCTGCACGAGCTCCAAGGTGAGCAGGAACTCCGAGAGTCCGTCCACCAATACCAGCAGCCATAGCAGTTCCACCATAGACTAACGCTGATTTGACTCCACTGTGTGCTAAGCTAATCATCGTAGGAACCTGCTCAGCAAGCACTCCGATTGCCCCGCCCTTCTCGAAAGACTCGCCGATACTTGGGGGTCCCTCTCGTTGGCTGCTGGCCTCGCGGGCTTGCCGTGCCCGCTGGTTACGCTTGTAATTGAAGGACGCTCCCTCGACTGCATTCTTAACATAGCCCGAACGCTCCTGTTCCACCCTCGTCTGGTTGATGTAGGCTTGCAGATTCGGGGAAGTCAGAGGTTCCAACTCAGCAGTGATAAAGGCTGACACCTCGTTGAGAACGTCCGGACCCAGGTCGTTGCCGATCTTGATAATTGCGTCCATATGAGTCATGGTAGACTGGAGGTCCGCTGCATTGATACGGTTGAGGCTACCTTGTACTTCACCGGGAGGAGTCGCGGCCACACGCTCGGCAGCACCCTCCAGGGCCTCTTCCGTACTCATAAGTTCCTGAACCCGACGTTCATTCTGTTCACCTTCGTCGAGGATGCGGGTGGCGTAGACATCGGCGAGACGAGCGTACCGACCCAGTTCGCCTCGGAACTGTTCCAAGATGCTGTTCTTCTCGAAGCCCATGTGTGTCCGGTTGGCAAAGGCAGCAGCTTCACCCAAGCGGCTCTGCATCACATCCAGTCCCTTGACGAGGCCAACTGCACCCGATGGTACTCCAAGTGCCAAGGCTGTCTGTTCCGGTCCAAGCTCCGCTTCCATTTGCTGAACGAGTGAACTTGCGAGGCTGGCACCCCCTTCGCCGACGTTCTGGAACTCGGTCATCATGTGTTCTTTGATGTTATACAGGGCAGACTCAAGAGCCATCGCAGTCGCCAGTTCCTTGTCGGACTTCAGTTCCCTCTTGCCATCGAAGATTTCCGCTGCGATGACAGCAATTTCATCACCGTTCCTGCCACCACCGAAGATTTCCGCAACAGCCCCAAACGTGATCTGACGACCCATGTCGTTGAACTTGTTGGGGTTGGGGTCCGCCAGAAAGTTTTCCAACGACCGTTCAATCGCACTCCCAGCCATTGGGTTGAACATCTTGTTGTAGCCCTCATACATCTCAAGGTGGGGCCTAAGTCGATCCATTGACTGGACTATAATCCCTGCATTCTTCCGGTCCAACTCCTGTCGGAGGGACTTGTCGGTGGCGAACCGTAGATAGTCGTCTCGGGCCATCGCATCGAGAACCACGTCGGAGCTTACCAGTCGAGGAGAGTACCCCTCGGGCAACCCAAAGTTCTCTTCGTCGTTGAACACAACGCCATCCCGGGGGTAGCCCCCGAATATCTTCATCTCGAACATCTTGTCGGGGCTGATCTCACCAGGTTCGGCAATCCGCCTACCGCTCTGATGGGGAGGATCAATCATCGGCATCATAAGAGGCTCGACGACAAGGTTGGACAAGTCCATAGTCCCGTCACCCAGGATCGTCGTCTGTACATTCTTGTTGTGTACCCGATACGCTTCGGCAATGTGACGGTCGTCATAGCTATCGTCGTGGTTGGCCGACATCAGGTCGAGCAGGTGACGACGCTTCTTGAGTTCTTTTCGACCTTCCGAACTTGAGAACCATCCAGCCGTGAGCATCTCATCGGTGCGAGCCGAGTAGGCTGCAATAGCCTCCGAGTTCGCCGCCTTCTTAGAGAGAAAGGAATCGTGGTAGTTCGTAATCTGGTCCCGCTGGCCCTGAATAGCCGCACCCATCGCCGCTGCTTCCTTGGCTGCATCCTGTTGTAGCTTCGCGTTCAACTCTTGTTGCTGTACCGCGAACGTCTTGTCCTCAGCTCGTTCCCGTTGCCTCGTTGATTGTTGTTCCGCACGCTCAAGGCCCCTGGTTACTTGATTGGCCACCTCAGTAGCCGCTCCACCACCGGCCTGTGCCGCAGCAGCAACTTGCCTCTGATTCTCTTCCTGGGCCTGCTGCATGGTCCTGAGTAGTTTGTTGAACTGCTCCTGTTGCTGCTGTTGCATGGCAACCAACGCCGCAATCGGGCTGGACTTAACCCCCGGTCCGAGCATCTGAGGGATGCGAACCTGTGTGCCCGCCGGTGCCGCCTTATCTCTTGCTCTTGGCATAATTAAATTCTTGATCCCTTTCGTCTAGAGGACTGCACCCAGGACTACTTCGAGGAGGTTCTCTATGGGACTGCCCCTCATGGATGCCACCATTTCCTTGGTGATTTCCATGCTAGCAGTCTGTAGCCTCATAACGAAGTCCCTGCTCACAACGTCGCTGCCGATTGTGTATGCTGCTGTTGCCGCCCCGGTCAAGTCAAGGTACGGAGTGCTCTGTTCCGGAAGCGTCCGGAGAAGAATGTCGTTCCCCGTCATGGTTGCCTGTGTCCGGGTGGCCAACAACTGAGACTGCGAACTGGCAAAGGATGCTGAGGCGTTTGCCTCAATCTCTAGGAGTTGATTGGACATCTGCCCAACGGCGACCTGGGCAGCAGAGAACGCCTGTCCCTGGAGGCCGGTCAACTGTGCCTTTGCTCCCAGAACCGTACTCTCGATCTGTCCAGTGATCCCCCCGAACTTTGTGGCAATGTCCGCCGACAGTTGATTGAACGCAAGCACCGTCTGTCCGATTGCCGGAGCCATTGAAGAAGCCCCCGCCAATTTCACCTGGGAGATCATGCTTTGCTTCTGAGACTGGGTCAGGTCGGGATTCGCATTGATCTGGGCGACCTGATTGTTTACGTTACCTTGGATACCTTCAACGGCTGCCTGCATCGCAGCCGACCTGCCCTCCTCAGCCTTCCCAAGTGCCGCCTCTCGTTGAGTGTCGATCCGGTCGAAGGAGACATCGGCCTCCGCACCGAACTCATCTCGCAGTCGGTCGAACTCGTTGGTGATCTCGTCCGGAATTCCCTCAATTCGCCCTCGGGCACCTTCTATCTCCGTCCGGAACCGCTGGCGATCCTTTTCGACCTCCCCACTGGCTACGTCAATTAGCCCGGTGGTCTCTTCAATGTCTCCCCGAACATCCCCGGCGAACAAATCGGCCTGTTTCTTGTCCTCCTGTTCAGCGAGGTTCTGTCTCGATGCTGTTACCGTATAGGCGTCTACAAGTTCCTGACCCAAACCTGCAACTGTTTCCTCCCCCCGATATGCAATGCCTGTAGGAGTTTCCGTAAGGCTGGGAGCTTCGGGTATGCCATCACCAGGCTTCTTCTTATTTCCAGAGGCCATAGAGCCCAAGCCACCAAATAACAGGTCCCGCAGTTCAGTACGTGCTGCCATCCTATGCTACCCCTTGTCGTGACTGGGCCTCGGACGATCCGAGCATACCCTTTACCAGGACGGCTTGAAGTTCCCAATCCTGATTGCCTGCCTTGAATTCCAGGTACGGGAATAGACGGGTACTGGAGTGGTTCAAGTATACCGCCGTCTTGTCGGGAACGATGTTGAAGTTCGTCTCTACGGAGCCCAAATCAGTTTCCATCTGCCGAACACCGAACCGGAACTTCCCGTTCGTGTCGGTTGTGCCGGTGTGCCCGCCCAAATCGGAGAAGCTCGCCATGAACGACTTCGTGGTCTTTCGGGTGAACGGGTCCGGCTGGCCCGTCGCTCCCACCATAACAGGCAGAACCAGCCTCGTGACCACGGGAGCCACGGAGTAACGATCGCCCACAGCCGGGGTCCCGGACATGGTGGGTACGGTCAACTGAGTGGCACTATCCCGCGAGGTGATCGTAGCTGACTCCCCCAACAGGTCCCCCGAGAGGATGTGGAGTGTGAAACCAGCACACCCGGTCGGGAAGGTCGCAGTAGAGTCGGCGATGTTGGTCGTACTCGTTCCCGACGTGAAAGTCCCATTGACTGTTTCCCCTGCTGCGGTACCGCACATCGAACGCTTGCCCATCTCGCGGGACCCGTCGATGATGTGAACCAACCCCGCATCCGTTACAAAGTATGCCCGAACCGACCCGTCAGTCAAGACATCGGGGCCTGCTGTGAGGTGGGTCCACGGGATGTCCTCTAGTCGGGTTACTGCACCCGTGGACTCCCAAAGAATATACACTTCCTTCTTAGTCGTATTCAAGAGGATCAGGGCACCCACCTTGGCATCGAATTCTACATGAACGCTACCTAGAGAACCGGCCCACTCGGAGTCATCGAGGAGAACCCTGTCCAGGACGGTTACGGAGTTGATGGCTCCCGTGTTGCCGTCGATCTGCTTGAGACCCGATGACGTAACGATGAACAGTGAGTTGCCCACGCCCGTGCACCCAAAACGAGAGACACCCCCCAGCCGAAACTGGAGTCGGTTGATGACCACCTCGGAACCGGATCGCGTCACTCGATAGATGCTCGCATTGGTTACGCCGAATAGATGGTCACCTGTAGGGTAGAGCCCGAAGAACCGTTCCGCCGCATCATCGGGTCGATACTGCTGTTCGGGAGGAAAGTTCTCCGGTTCGTTGGCAGTAAGGATCGACCACACGATCGCTTCTGGAACCTGTTCGGACTCGTCCCAGTCCTGATCCGGCGTAGCTGGCTCCTCAATGTCGGTAATGCCCACCAGAAGTCCATCCCATGCCTGGAGCCTCTTGAGCCGGGGAGTCGGATGGAAGGTATCCAGGTATGCCGTGTACTGATGCTGTACCAGCAGTCCCGTAGGACCGAACCACTTACACTTGGCATCACCATACGTCGTACCGAGAGTTGAGTCGTTGTCGAAGTAGAGTTGAAAGAGACTCGTTCCCGTCGTGTACGTCTCCTTTTCCAGGTATTCGTTTATGAGATACAAGTTGCCCACCGGCGTATATTTGTCGAAGGAAACTCCGCCACTGTCAATCGGTGACTTCCAAAATCGGAACCCGTCCACGTGGGGAATACCCCAATTGATGATACACGTTCGTTCGTGGAGATTGGCCTTGATCTGGTGAGTCGCACCGGCCTGGTTAGCCGGGAGATTGATCTCGTCGAGGAAGTACCGCAAGGCCGAGTTTCCCGTACCAAGGGCAGTCTCCGTCATAAGTCTCAGGTATGACCGGAGGTTGTGTTTTCGACTGATAAGCTCCACCGCCAGGGTATACTCACCTCCGGGTGTAATGTGAGCGGACGGGCCGTACACCTGGCTCGCCATCGCGTCTGAGGAGTCTCCTACAAAGGTGCCGTCGTTGTCGGCATTCAAAGGATGTCCCAGACACCGACGAGGCATGAGGCCCATGAAGCGATGCTCGAAACTATCAGAGACATACTTGTCCCAGTCATTGATCTTGTAGTCCCAGAAGTATGCCTTGTTGTAGGGCAGTTCCTTATTTTGCCACTGCGTCACATTTGAGGAGGTGTCCCCACTGATACACACGTAGATGTAGCGGCCCAGCGACGTAATGTCGAACTGGTTATAGCTGGTCAGCTTGAAGTCGTCGTAGGTATCGTAGTCCTCCAGTTCCACCACGTCGGTTGATCCGTCGCTGGAGTCCCGGTATGCGAAGTACAGCGACTTGCCGGTCCCTCCCGGATTGTCGGCGAGAATCGCAAGACCCTTGAACGTGTGGGCGGTATTCCCCTTTTGTACAGAAACGTACTTGACAAGTACGACGTTGGCAACAGTCGTAATCGTATGACCTGCTTCGGGGTTCGGGACCCCGTGGATCGTCTCGTCGGCCATACCGGGGAACGGACGGATTGCACCCATAAAGCGGCCATCCACGCCGGTTGCCTCCACGAGCTTCGGGAGGGCTACGGCGTGCTTGTTGACCTTTGCGTCCATACCCGGCACCAGGAGCGGGTATGTCCACACGGTACTATCATCATGTTCCCGTTGAGGCATCCTGATTACACCAACAAATAGTCAATGGGGATACGAACTGCTCACGTCGTCTGTGTGAGCAGTTCGTATCCCCATTGAGCAGTAGTACGCTTAACCACGAACCACGTCAATCCTCCTCCTCCATCAATAACGAAACCAGCGGACCCCGCAGGAGGATTCCCGAATATGGCGGCTAGTTCAGTAGTAGTAGGAGGGTTACTTACATCAGCCAACGAAATCGGAAGCAACACTGTTCTGGCAAGCCCCTCCTCCTTGATGAGGTCGGTACGAGCTTTCGATCCTTTACTTTCATCAACCGGGGTTACACCCTCCAACTGAACTTCGGGTGCCAACCGCCCCTCGTCAGGAGGAGGTTGATCCGGACCGGGCTCGCTGAACATAGGCCGTTGTCCCCATTGTGAAGTAGCCGAGCCAAGAGCCGGACGTAGTGCAGAACGGGAACGAGTCTCCGGCTTATTGGGGTCTCGTAATCTGTCCCAGTATCTCATTAGTAGTTGCTCCGGTTCGGGTTGTCCCAGGTGTCCCCATCAAAGTGGTGGGGGAACCGACCCTCCATCTTGCTGACCTGCCGCCGCATTGCGGACATCTTGACCGCGTAGTTCGTGGAGAGCGTGGACATCCGTTGCGAGTTGCCCTCCTGAGAGAGCAGGTCGATCGAAGCCCGCAGAGCCACGAGGTGCTTAATCATCCGACTGTAGATCGGAATGACTTCGTACACGAGTGTCCCTGTCGGAGTGGTGTCCCACGCCTTATTGATCGTGGCAACACGGGTGGTTACATTGTAGGCCGTGATGAGCCGTTCCTCCTGGACGTTCTCGGTGGAGGAGATGACACGAACCAACATGCCCACGTATTCGTTTGGTCTCTTCCCCAGAGTCCCGTCCGTGGGGGTCGCCATTAGGGTAATGGTACTAGCCGCCACGTCCTCCGCAGTGCCCTTGTGCATGAGGGGCTCGGAGTTCGGCATGTACATCAGTTCCAACGTGTCGGTCGAGACCCAGTTGCGGAGGAGACGGAGGACGTTACCTTCCAGCACCCAACCAGACCCGATGGGATTCATGTAGGACCCGGGCCATATCTCATAGTCGGGCAGCCCGGTGGTGGAGTTAATCTTCGCAACCCGAATCAATTCTGCCACGTTCGGGGGTAGAATGTAATCCTGGGTCCCGTCCACCAGAGTAATGCTGTACCGGATGATAATCGGGTGGTCGGTGTTGACGTGAATGTCCGTCATAACCGTGTCCATACCGACCTGGATCAGTTCGACAATGTCGCCGTCCGTGTACTTCGCCGAAGCACCCGGCTCATCAGTGGCCTTGCGAATAAGCGACACCACGTCAGAAAGGAATCCAGAGCCGGAGAGAGAGGAAGCACTAACCACAGCAGGAGCCACAAGGGTATCAATGGCATCCCGAATCTCCTTAAGACTGTCGGTACTTGTATCGAAACCCGACCCTTCGATGAGGGCAAGCCGCTCACCCTGGTACTCCAGACTGTCGGTCGTTGGGTCATACGTGCCGACAGAGGACGGCGTAACCGCCCCCTTCGACATGATGGACCGAAGGTGGTCGATCAGTCTGTTGGGTGACGTGGCAGCGAAGCCTGATGCCAGAACACTGAGTAGGGTAAGAGCACCTGCGTCAGCCCGGAAAACCTCAACGAGGTCTCCGGAACCAGGCGTAAACCCGAGAGCGGGGCTGACTGTAAAAGACGGGTCGCTGTCATCGTAGTCATCGACCACACGCATGTTGAACCGGGCGGTCGTCTTATCAGTGCCGTCATAGACGACAATGATCGTGTTATTGTAGTCGTCGTCAGCACCCCCTGATGGCGGATCAGCGGCTTGTACGAACACCTTCGTGGTGGTTGAGGAAGCTGTTGAGGTCCCGTTAAAGATTCGAGTGGACGAGTCAAGAATCTGTCCACTGTCAATTCGGGCATCATCCACCAGGGTAAGGTTCGTGATTCCGGAAATAGTAAATGGTCCTCGGATGGCAACAGTTCCTCCGGTACAGGTTCCTTCGATAACCTGCCCTCGTCCCTCAATGGAGGCCGTATCGGTGCTGGCGGCGTCCCCCATTGACTCCAACTGGATGCCTCCACTGTAGTCCCGCATGTTCAGGTTTGTGTTACCGATCGCGTCCCCAAACTCGAATACGGGGGTGCCTGTTCCGGCAATCGCGGAGCCACACCTATCATAGAAGTAGTCCCCAGCCTCAACGACCGTTTGGGTTCCGGCGATCCCACACTCCATGAAGTGGGTGTCCTTTATGATGGACATCGCTCCGAGTTGGCAGCCCATGAAGGATTGGCCCGACCCCGTTCCCGCCATTAACCCACTGACGGTAGCCCCCTGGACATGGATACCGACCATCGTCTGGTTCTCCAGGGCCAGGGTCCAGTTGTCACCGAAGAAGGAGTATCCGGAGGACGTTGCAGCCAACGTGATTGTGGACCCGTTGATGATGTGAAAGTCCTTGATGCCCAGACTGATAGCCAGGACGTATGCCGCTGCAATTGTGCTTACCGGATTGTCAGCAGTCCCATCTACGAAATCCTCGGTGTTGGTGTTGGGTGGGGAGGCATTCGTGTCTACCCATATGGCTCCTCCTGCGTACCCAACTGTTCTCGAAACTATGGTGTACTCCACGAGAATCTGGTCCACCAGCAACTTCGTCGTATCGGTAAAAGCCACACTTCCGGTATTATACCGAATTCGGACTTTCCCTATGTCGCTACCTGTTCCTACGTGAGCGGCAATCAGGGTATAGTCGTCGCTTTGATGAACGGTCCCGGATTGAAGTGAACCAATTTGGTTCCACGCCGGGGTGCCGGTCCAGTTCCAGGCGTATACTGTAATGTTTTTCCCGGTACCACCGCCTTTGTTCAACTGGTGATGGGCTGTAACACCAGTAGGCAAGCCATCGCCACCGATGGTGAACTCATAGTACACGTCGATCTTTCTGGTCCCGCCGTCATTTATGGCCTCGATGTCGTGGGTTGTTTCATCGAGAACGTGTGTACTGTCCTCGTCGTTGGCCTCGTTCTCACCCTTTGTAATGGTGAACCCATCAGGCTCATCCTTAGGTGGTTGACTGATCGCAGCCCCGGTGGAGAACACCACTTCGTTCGTTAGCTGAACGTCCTCTACAGCGGGGGCGAATCCCGTTCCTGAAACGACTAATAGAACACCCTCGACTCCAATGGCGAAGGCTGCATCTGGCCAGTCCACCCTGTATAGACCGGGACTGGAGGTGCCATCCACCTCAAACATCTTGTTGTCTGCATGAACCGAGTCGGTTGCATCCAAGGCTGTTGCGTCCGCCTTCGCTGCGGGAGCCTCCCCATACCGGGTATACTGTAGATCGAGGTCCGTGATGGTTACACCAGTTTCGGGAGACCCATCGGAGGAATCCACGATCATCACGTACCGAGAAACGTCAGTTGTACCCTTGGTAAGTTCCGGCACTACTGCTTACCTCCCCGCTTATTCGGCATCAGGAGTCCACCGACTGCTCCACCACCGGCTGCTTGGATGGCACCCATGTCCATCTCGTCCGCCGAATAGTCCGAACCAGTCCCTTTCGCCGGGGAAGCCGCGTTCAGAGAGTAATCAGCACCAGCTACTTCGTCCACAAAGTCGGGGGCATCGGTCACTTCCGCCTCCTGCCCCGAAGCGTCTCCTGCATAGTTTGCTGTATTACTATTGAGAAGATTGTGTACCAGGATGTCCCTATCACCTGAGTAACTTTGTATACCAGTAGCACAATCGTAAATGATAGTGTTGATGACAACGACGTGGTTACGCCAAGCACTGGTCGTATAGACCCCAAAGGTCGTGCCCTTACCATCGCCATCTATGGTGCAGTTTATGACTACTATACCTCGCTCATTGGACGGCCCTGCGTCAATGGCTTGTGACCCCTGTGAGAAGAATACACAGTTGTAACAAATGAGATTTCCATCGCAGTCAATACCCGCTCCACCATTTCGGTAGAACCCACAGTTGATGAACGTCGATCCAGTTCTGACAGCAGCACCGTCGCTTGTATTGTCAAGGAACTCACACTCGTAGAAACAACCGGCGTAACCCATCACACAACCGTCAGCGGTGGCATTCTTAAAGACGCAGTTACGCCATGTAATGTCGTAGGATGAGAGGCTCGTACAGTTAGCGTTTGCACTGTTAGCATCGAAGATGAAGTTCTTGAAGCAGTAGAGACACTGCGTAGCAATGCTATCAAGGAGCGTGCCCACAATAGTTACCTGCCCACCGTCGCCTGGACTAGCAGTGTAACCCTCAAAGACGATCTCGGTGACAGTACCTCCGGCTGTATCTATAATCGGAGATTCAGTATATGTGCCATCGGCCTTGACCCAGACCTTCTCCCCCGCCGCGATTGTATTCATGGCCTTGTCAATGGTTTTGAAGGCCAGGGCTTCACTGAGGCCAGTGTCGGTGTCGTCCCCTGTTGCGTCACTAACGTAGTATGGACCCGCCATTTACTGTACCTCCCCACCACTAATAGGAGAACTGAAAGCAAAGGGGATCGGCCTGAGACCCTTATCGGTCAGCCTCTTTTTCGCCCAGTCCCAACGATTCTGGTCCTCCCGAATCTTGTCAACCTCGTTCCGAACTCGGTCCCTCTCCTTGGAGATAAGACGCTGCTTCTTAACCTTCCAGTCAACGGGCTTCCAGCACTCCACGATCATCCGGATAAACTCGGGAGTTATCTTCTCGAACGACATCCCGAGGTCCTCCATCTCCTCGACAAGGTGACGACCCTCATGGACATAGTAGGCCAACACCCACTCGCCGGTCTCTGCGTTCCAGAAGGTGATGATGTCCGGGAACTGTAGTTTGCGTCGAAACAGCCTCGCAGCAGGAGTGTCCTTCACCAGATGCTTATTGGGATCAATGACTGTAAGCATAACTCCTCTCGCTCGTTCCTCCAACAGAAAAGCCGGGCCGGATTTCTCCGAACCCGGCTTCTCTTGGGGAGGAGGAGGATTTTACCCAAGCACTTCGGTGATACCAGTGAGTTTCATCCAGTTCTTGGACTGCGTACTCGGCATCACGTTCCACTGACGCAGGAACGGGGCTTCGACGAAGTCCGTCGTCGCACCAGTCGTGCTGTGAGCGTGCTTGAAAATTCCCTGTAAACCACCGGTCCCACCGAGGGACGCGACGAACTCAACTTCCGTACCGAACCGCGAGTCCACCTTCGCACCAGGAATGGGCGGGGGGACATACCGAGTCAGCCCACCACCGCGAATCTTCCCGCAGTAGGCCGTACCAGGATTGCAGTACGTGGAAGTGAGAATTTCAACCGACCGAGATGCGAACCGATACCGGAACGCTTCCCAGCCAGCCTCGACCGTTACAGCCTGACCGTTACGATCATAGCGGAAGCGACCCGGCTGGGACGCGACTGCCGTATTGTACGTGTCAAGGTTGTCAATGAAGCCGATAAGGACACCCATCGTGGTCAGCATGGTGTCGATCTTCATGCCTGGGAACGACTCGAAGAACTTCGCAAAGTGCTTGTTCAGAGTGTTCTCAGTCATAGCCGCATTGATCGCACTCGGAACGTAAGAACGGAACTGACCGAAGTTCCGAACGTCAATCCCGAAGAACGACGTGACGGTCGAGCCGTCAGCGATCCAGGACTCCAGACCCTTCGGGGCCTTGTTAACCGAGTCCTTGATAACAAAGATGTCATTGTCGGCACCGCTTCCGGCATAGGTGAAGCCGCCGCCGAGGGATGTATCGGTCTGGAACGTGCCGCCGTCAACACGACGAACGTGAATCTTGTTATCCAACGGGTCCACGTTGTCGATTACGAGGAAGTACCCCGCATTCCGCTTCGTAGTCCCAGTGGAGTCATACAAGTCCACCATCATACCCGTGCGGAACCTATGGACACGACCCGACGCACCCGTTCCCGAAAGGTCGAAGATCATAACCGCAGTATCGCTAGTCGGGCTCGTCTTGTTTGTGACATTAGCCGAACTGTCGCCAATGTCTGCCAGTTCGCCGGTGCTTGCCGAAGAACTGTAGAAGATCGCCGCCTCCTGCTGAGCGAGGAGGTCTGATACACCTTTGAGGTTCTGAGCGACCACCGAACCGATGGAAGCATTCAGCCTGTCCGCACGCAAAATCTGGTGGGGCAGGTAGAAGTTACCACGGTGCTCGATGAGCGTGACCTCCGTCTGGATGAACGCCGGAGCAGTGACCTCATCCACAGCCTGGAAGGTCTGTGGGGTGTCGTACATGTTAAAACCGAGTGGCCCGGACAAGGTGTTACCCCCGGCCACATCCATGAACTTGGCCCCACCGGAAACCCCAGTGACCCAAGTCTTAATAACCTTCCACCCACGACCGATCCCACGGTTCCGCATAACGTTCATGCTGGACCGACGAATCATCGGGTAGACAGGGTCCAAGTCCCACAGAGACTCGAAGATCGTCGGAACAATCTTCTGCTCCAGGGTGTATTGGACAGCATCAGTGATCGTTGCCATTTCTTGGCCCTTACACTACCAATTCAATTACTGACAGCCAGGAAAGGATTGGTCTGGACCCTGGCGGTCCACCTCACTAAGTTTTGCCTCGCTCAGCCTGGGCCTGGTGGTAAGCCAGGGTCTCCAGGACGTTCTGCTCGAAAGCATCACCCTCAGTGGAAGGTACGTGGTCGGGGAGTTTGGTGGGATAGACTTCCGTATCACCGCCGCCCGGAGCATGGCCGAGACCCGTGGGGGTCCGTTTGCCTGGAGTACCTAGAGCTTGCAGGTGCTCCCTGATCTCAGGGAGGACTTCCGCAAGGATACGGGCTCCATCTCCGAAGTCGCCGCTGAACGAGTCAAGTCGTCCTCGAATCTTCTCATCCACGTATTGACGAATTGCCGTACGCCCCTCGGGCGTCTGTGCATTCATATTATAGGCAATAGCTTCGTCCTTGTCAAGTGCATTTCCTACAATTTTGTCAATTCTCACTTTCTCGGCCTCCCGGAGCACCCTCTGGACATCCGGAGACAACCCGGCATACCCTACTGGGCCGTCCTCACGGGAACGAGTAGCCGGTTTGCCAGACTCTCCAGCCTTGTCAGCCTCCTTGAAGTAGTCGTCTACAACGTCCTCGTCGTCGTCCGGGGTCTCGAAGGTCCTCTTGGCGATCTCCTCGACCCTATCGCCGGGGACCCCGAACTGGGCACCGATGCGACGGAAGGCATCCATGCGGTCCGGGAGGGGGGTGTCCTCACCATCCTTGAACACCAGTTCCATGTCCTCCTGGATGGCCAGGGCCTTTGCATTCTCCTTGCGAATACCGGCAGCTTCTTGGAACTTCTCCCGACCGGCGGCACCTGTCTGGGCCTCCGAGATCAGCTTGTCCAGGGGCCACTGCTCCTGCTTCCCGTTGATCGTCACGTCATAGAGACGAGCCTGGTCAGGGTGGGGCGACTTTGCCAGACTTGGGTGAACCTGGTCGTTTGGGATGTTCGTCACGCCAGCGTCATCGTCCGCGATTGGGGTACTTCGTCCGTCCGCCGTATTGGTAGGATCGGGCATCTCTACTCTCCTGAAAAGGGGTTAAAGTCGTGGTCCTCTAGACAAGCCGCTCTAGCTTGGTATCCGCGTATGGGACCCTAAATACGGCGGGTATGAACCTGTCACACTTCTTACAGTGGTCAAGAACCAACTGAATCGTTGCTGTAGGGTCCACTCCATCGTGACATCGTGAATCCAGTGGTTCCCACATTTTCTTATGAAACCAGTTACACCACAGCCTTCCAAACATTACATCCTCCTAAAGGGGGTTAAAGTGGTCCGCCAGGCGAAATGCCGGGTGGGATTCCTGCTTGTTCGTTACCCGGCCTCTGCTGAGCACCGGCCTGTTCTGCGAGAGCTACCTCTTCGGGGGGAGGCATCTCATCCGGGAACCGCTGTCCCGCGAGTATCTCAAGGTCCAACTTCCAGTCCTCGAACACCTTGCGGACCGCCTCACTGGACAGACTGAATTCGATCTTGTTCATAAACTCCTGGAGCTTGATGAGTTGGATGTCGGGGTTCTGAGTATGCTCCCCGATGTCCAAGTTGCCAGGTGCCTGACCATCCCGGAATAGAGTGATTATCTGCCAGGTACACTTCCGCCAGGTCTCCCATATCTCGCGGGGGGCACCCGGCATATCCAGGTTCTCTTCCATCGCAGTGATCCAGAACCGTGTCGGGTCCACAAGCTGCATCCCATACAGTTCCTTCAACTCCTGCTTCCGGACTTCCCGATCACGAGGCTGGCGGTCCTTAATGTCGATCTTGATCTCCCACGACTCGGGGATCGGGTTCTCAGCCAACTTCATATCCCCGGTCTGGGGATCGAGGATGACGCCCGCGATCGCGTCGTCTATCGTCGCCAGCTTGATGGTCTCACCCGGTTTAAGACGCTCCTTAGCCACCTGCAACATCCGTGAGTAGACACCTGCGAGTGCATCAGCAAGGCCATGACTAGGTAGACCGAGGCTGATATTGCCAGTGTTAAACAGAAAGCCGAGACCAGCAGCAGAGTCAATACGGCCACTTGTTTCTCCTTGGAAGGCGGGTCCCTGACCCGACAGTTTTTGCAGCATCTCGCTAGCGATAGCAGCGAACTTCGCGGGCATCAGGCCCGTGTTCGACGGGGCAATGGTGAACGGCTGGAGACTCGGGTTAAGGGGGTCGGGCTCGAACTTTTCAGCCCTCGGACGCGGTCCCGTTCTCCACCGCTTGATGTCAATACCGGAGGCACCGGGGATGAACAGAGTGCCGAACATGTCGAGTTCCTGAATATTCTTGAACAACGACTGGAGCATCTTCTCAATCTGGTCGTTCATCGGCATTAAGGGAGCGACGAAACCACGGGCGAACATCTTGCCAATGTCCGTGTGCCGAGCTACATGGAGCGGGCAAAGGACACGGACCTTCTGTTCCTCGAAGTTCTCGTCAATGAGAATCTTCTTCCCTACCTTGACGATGAAGCGTGCAACGAACATCTGGGTGTCGTCGTAGATGTAGATTTCCTCCAATGGAACGTACAGCCGTCCGTCCCTCCGGGGTCCCGGACGATCGCTGTAGCCAGCCGAGCCCTTACTGATGTTCAGGCCCATAGCATCAATCCTGGGTGCCCAGATGCTACCGCCGCCGGATGCCACCACACCCTGACCGATCGGGTCCGGGGGTGGACCGCCCCACGGTACGTCACGGGCGTCCATGTTTGACTCGGGCCGCTTGAGGTCGATCCGCTTGTCGAACACGCTCTTCATACGGTCGGCAAGCCAGTGGATCGGTATCCACCGCTTACGGGCGATACCCATCAGGTTGCCGGTGCCATCCACCCATGCAGGCATACCTCGAAGTTGGCGGGCGGTAACGACCTCAATCTGATCCGGCATATCCGACATGCCGGTCTCGACATGGTTCAGGCCCACGGTCCCGTGCTTGAGGAAGGGGATCAGAATTTGCCGCTTGATGGACTCCAGGGGCAGAGGAGCTGAGAGTGCCCCAAGCGTAGCCGCACCAATAGCGGCCTTCCGGAGAGCATCGAGGGACTCCCCCTTCTTTGCCGCTGTCGGGAGAATCTCTATCTTCATGTACCGGCCCATCTCAGCCAGATACAACCGTGTAATCTCCTCATACCGCATACTAAGTTCACCCTGTGCGTTCTCAAACGCAACCTCAAGGCTCCCAGCAAAGCGGTCGTTAATCTTGAAACGACGAGTACCGGCGAGATAGGCGTCAATTATCTTGTGAGTCGTAACATGGACGTTGGTTTCCTGTTCAGCCGGGATCAACTCGGCGTCGAGGGCACCTATCAGGTCGTTTTCTTTCTTGGGGAGGGCGAGTCTAGCCATTCTGCCACATCTTCCTCGGTTAGTTCACCGACTTCTGGATCGTCATACTCAAGCCATTCTCGAAGCTCATCCTCTTCGGTCATGGCACGCTTATGACATCACAGCCGGGGGGAGGCCATTGAGTATCCGGAGAGTCCTGCCACGGGTCTCCCTCTTCTCTCTGTGACCCCTCCTCAAGCGACCGACGATGGCTCACGGCCTCAACCGCCTTACCCTGATTCACCATCGCCATCTCGATCATGCGGTCAGCCATCCGGTCGGCAGCGTGGGAACGAGTTTTCTCGGCCTGCTCGACTATGACCCGCATCGCCTCAATCCGCTTACTGTTGATTGCCGTCTGGCCCTGCAACACCCGGAGCAGCTTTGTCACAGTCTCCATCTGCTCCGACATCTTCTCAATCTGTTCCTTCCAGTTCATAACTTCCCCCCTTCATTCAGACCCTTTACCATGTTCTCAACAGCCTCTTCGATCCGCTTCTGGAGACCGTCAACACCTTCAACCTTCATCAACTCATGGGGGACTTGCAAGTTCAAAGGAACAAACAGAAGGTCTGTTGTGGTCTTTGTACCTGTCTTAAATATGACGGGGGCCTCTGATCCAAACTTGTAAGTAATCATCTCTTTCTACCTCCCTTCAAACGGTATCCAGTCCATCCACCAACTCTCCGATGGTCCGAACTGCTCCTCTGCCCGATCGTATCGAGCGTTGAGAAGCTCGTGTAGATCATCGTTCGACAGGTCCGATGCATTGATGCCCGACATCAGCGGTACACCCAGGTACTCGGTCTCTCCCTTCTTCATCTCCCCGATCAAACTGACCGGCTCGTAGATGTCGGGAGCAGCACCCCTATGTTGTTTCCCGATCGCCTGGTGCATCGCCAGGGTGTCAATTGCATCATCGTGATCGAGCAACGCCATGTCCTCGGTGAAGTTCTCCACTTCGTAGAACAGGCGTGCGTAGCCCGGCAGTCCCCGACGATCAACCGGCAACTTCATCCGGAAGTGCCGGAACCGCCACTCCATCTGCATGATCTTATCTTCCTTCCGCATCTTCGGAGGGAACTTCAACGGGATCACGCGGGGGATCGTTTCATTCTTCCCATACAGGCCCGGAAGGTTATCGCGGACACGCTCGTAGAACTCGGCCATGACGGGGTACGCCTCGACCCCAATCAGCCTGATGTCCCACTTGAGGGCCATCCGGTACACCTGCCGGAGCAGTTCTTCGGGTCTTACTCTTCCCACCCATATATCTAGTGAGTACAGCGTGTCTCTATGTTCATGGCTATTCTCGAAGCCCATAACGTGAACAACAGAGAAGTCGGAGGTTGGAGTCGTCGTGCGAGATGAATCAACCGTAATGAACCGACGCATATTTGATACCACCTCTGACCAACAACGATGCTGTACGATCGGGACCGGTAGTTCATCGCCCTCCTCAGTCTTTCGGATGCCTTTGAGACAGTGGGTGACCACGATAGCTTGACTGCCGAGGGGATCGTTGTATGCTGCATCATCTAAATCCTCCAACCAATAAGTGTTTAGTTCGGGGTGGATAGCCAACACGCGGTCGGCTGCCGTCCCCGGATCGTTCATGTACTGAGCGTTGTACGCCGCGACACCGAGTCGCCGCTTCTCCGATACCTGCCACTTCTCATCCATGACCTCCCAATCGAGGTCAATGACGTTCATCAGGGTCCGGTTCCAGAACTCCTTGATTCGGGAATCGTCAGTAGTGTATAACCAGTAGATGAACATCCGTCGATTATATAGAGTCCCGATAATCCTAATAGGTACAGAGAATCCCGGCGAGCGGGCCATCGGGTAGATGGCGTTGAAGAAGAACTTCTCAAAGTTCTCACGTAGGTCAGAAGGCGTCTGGACCAAGTCATCTGATTTCTCCACGTCATCCAGGACAACCAGACCTGATGGCCGCGTACCCAGAGACGCACCCGTAATCGGGATGGCCCTTACGCTGGAACCGTTGGAGAGGTCCATTCGAGACCCCCGGTTCCACACGCCGTCCCCCCGCGAACACTTGAGCTTCCCGAAGTCGTCGATGAGGGCCTCGTTGTTAGCGACTTCGGCCATCAAGCGACCCAACCGATCACCGCAGAATGCCTGAGTGGCAAGGAACAATGCACACTCCCAATAGGGCGTAGTCACACACTTGCGGAGCACTTCCTCCAGGTTCACCGTAGTCTTGCAAGTACCACGAGGTGCAGCATGAACCAACAGGTCATGCTTGTGCCAATCCATCACCCATTTGTAGTGCGATGGGGGACTGGGTGTGAAGCCTGTCCGATACCATGCTGGGCCACGAGGCACGAGGTATTGCTCCCGGAAGAACGACCACCCGGCCACCTCCAACTCGGGAGTTCCCCCGAGCGAGGCCGCATTCACACGAGCAAGCCGTCGCCCCTCCTTCGTGTACCCGCCATCATAGTAATCGTCCGGCAGGGGAAAGAACCTAGAATCTCGAAAAACTACTGACTGCATTACCCATCCAAACCGCACAAAGCGAACGCAGTAAAGCCAGCCGTCGCTACGAGGAAGGACGTGACCCATTTGGCCCCGAGGACGTGCCCCATTTCCATACTGATGACCTTGCGGCACACCGACGTAACGAACTGCGGGTCGCACAAGAAGCCCTTGAAGCGGTTGTCGAACTCGATCTGGAGCTTCTGTGGCCAACCGTTGTAGCCGACGTGGCGGTGAACCTTCTGCCCAAGGTGCCGTCGCCAGAACCGATGGACATCGTTCCCCCGCATGAAGTCATTCACGTCCTGGACCAACTGCTGTGTTTTGGCAAGCTCCATGTCAGCCCGAACCCTTCCAGGATCATCCGGAGGGCCGTCCTGCTCCGGTTCCGGAACCTTGGCAATCGGCTCATCCCAATTCCCATCATAGCCGTCGTCGTTAAAGTTGATGCTGTCCCTCTGGCATGGGGTCCCGTCGTAGTTCGGAACTTGCTTCTGCTCAGGTACAGGACCGAGGTTCATCGCCGGGGGCGAGATTTGAGGGACGCTGATTTTTCTCCCGTCTTTCAAGGTAACTTGCCGCAGCTTCGGCTGCTTGTTCTCGGGCTCGGTCGATTCGCTTGAGGCGATCGACGGAGGATTCGGCGGTGGCACAGTCACGGATGGACCCGGCGTCTGAATCGGGGCTGCGACGGGGGACACCGGGCTCCCACCAGTTGGTACGCTTTGCGGCGTGCTCGCCGGGGATGATTGGCCTGCGGGGTTCAACAGTACTGGCCCCTCCGGACGGTCCATCCTCTCCGGGCCGCTGGGCGGGACCCCCTGTAGGTGCGACAGGATTTGGCTGATCCCCGACTCGATGTTCTGTACTTTCCCCTCCAGCTCCTTCACCCTCTGGGCCTCGTCCAGGTTCGACGGATACCCCTCTTCCTCGTTCATCTTCTGCTCCCTTAATTGTGCCTTCGTCATCTTGTTCACATCCAACCCCCGTTCCCGATCCGCTATGCTGTGGGAAGGATGAGTTGGCCCGTTCTCCCTCATGTCCCTGTAAGCGAACGTCATCCCCTCCGCCGCCATCGCTGTGGGGTCCATTTCTACCATCTGTCCGGTCTGATCCGGTACTGCAATCGGAGCCTCGGGGTTGTCTTGGTAGGCTTGGTCCCCGCCCTCCAGACTCATCGCCTCCATCATTTCCTCGTTCATCTAGTACCTCCACGTCAATAACCTTGTCGCTCTCGCTCTTGGAGGCACCCTCCAATAAAGCCAGAGTAGATTTCAGCCTCGAACTCCCCTCCTGGGTCAACCTCATTCCCTCGGCGTTGTACTCAGCCTGGGTCCCATCCTCCAGCGTCTTTCGTATCGTCAGCCGGTCCTTCTGGATAAGTCCCCCGAGCACCATTGCTTCCTTGGCCTTCTTGTCGAGCATCACCAGGGCTGCCATCCGTTCCTTAGCAGTGACAATCGGCTCCTCAATCAAGGTCCCATCCCTCTTGGTGATCGTCCTGACTTCCTTCCCCCGAACGATGTCCGTAAGAACCTCGACCATCTCGACGACCGTGAACTCGTTCTCTCGGAACGCTGCGTCGATCGCACCCGGCACGAAAAAACCACAGAGCCCCTCCCCGGTTCCGGCAACCAGGTCGTGCTGCTCAGTTTTCTGGATACTGTCCAACGTCAGGCTTTCCGATAACCTTCCATTCGGGAATGAGGGACCTTGATCCCCTTCTTCCCAGGATTCTTGATTGTGTGCGGGCCACGCTTGCTCAGAGCCCGCTGAAGGGCCTGTAGCCGCTCCCTAATGGCCTCTTTACTCAAAGTGCCATAGACGATACCCGCCGAGGCGTGGATGGCCCTCACGGCGTCCTGGGACCCCTTAGCGGCTTCGGGAAGCCCGGCCTCAAACAGGGCCATCTCAAGAGCCCACAAGTTCACATACTGCTTGTCTCCCCCCGGCAACGTAATGAGGGGAATGGCGAATGTAGCCAAGAGGGACATGACACCCTTCTCTGGGACCCCCCAATCCGTGGCGAGCCCATCCGCACTCACGAGGATTACACCCGCACCAACCTTTATTCTGTGTGGCTGAATAGTGGACCCTCCAACTCCTCAACCGTCACTGTAACTCCCGGCAGGTTCTTGATAGCAACAATGCAGAGTTCATCCTCCTCGCTACCGTTATCCTCAATCCAAGCCTTCCGATCTGGGTCCCAATGCCACGCCCAACTCGTGAGGGTTTCACGATGGGGGTACGTGTCCCCGGTTGCGACAAACCTCTTAGTTCCTGTCCAGCTACCCATGCCTCACTCCTAAACCACTGCTGCTGCTGTAATAGGTTTGGATTTCCCCCCACCCCGAGGAAGAAGAAGCGGTGCTCCCCGCCCCTTCCGTCCTATATTAAAAGTTATGTAGGTGGTTCCCGTCCCTCCCGATTACTTAACGAGGAACCACTATATTATAGGCTCCTCATCTCCCAATATCAAGAAGATTCTTGATTTACTTTACGCCAACCCGGCTCACCGTCCACCGTCGTTGGATCGTACTCCCATCCCTCCGGTGGCCTACAGGTCCTAAACTGGTGGTGCTGGTACAACCGGGTTCCCTCATCCCCCAGGGGAAAGTCTCCCCTTATTACTACAGCAGCAGCGAACCCTCCCATCTCGTTGACGCATCCCCGACAATACCAACCCCGCTTCCTGATAGCGTCCTTGATCTCCTCCACGGAAGCCCCCCCTCGGTACAAGGCGGACAAGGTGGGTCGTCCTCGCAATACCAGCCGACCTCGTCTCTCCTTACACTTCCGGCACCCCCCTCGGGACCCCCGCTTCCTTACCTTCCCCACGAACTCCACGACTCGATCAAATTTCATCCTCAACCTCCAACGGCTGCAAACCTATTACTACAGCAGCAGGAGATTATAGCACCTTATCGGTCCTTTGTCAAACGGGACGGTGCTTCTCGTGAAAAAGCCACGGCTCAAGAAGAAAGTTCGGAATCTCCTCCACGCTCGCCTGCGACAGCAACTCGTCGCACTGCGGACATTGGAAGTCCCCCAGTCGAACCTCCTTCATCTCCATGTACTTCCTTCGACCCTTGGCTACAAGACGGGCCTTGACTGCCTTGTTGCTGCTCAACCTCTTATACGACTTCCACTCACTCAAGATCGACAATGGTAGCATAATGAACTCCTCCCTACCCACCTGGACGCGTTACTTCTTTCCCGCTCTCTTGGCAAGCTCCCCCAATTTCCTCAATGGATCAATAAGCTTAGAGGTGCCCGTTGCTTTCTCAATGGGCCTCCGCCTACTCTTCGGCGTGGACTTCCCCGTCGGCGTTCGCCGACCGCCCGGCTGAGACACAGATTGAGCAGAACCCTTCTTCTGCGGACCGATCCCCATCCTTTTCTCTAGCCTCCCAACGGCCTTCAAAACCGTCTGATGCTTTCCCCTCTCCTCAACAGTCAGACGTTTATAACCTTTACCAACCGCCTTGTCTGCTTTGAGGGCTGCACTTGCTTGCTTCTTTGCAGCCTTGATACGAGCCGGGAATTCACGTTTCTGGAATTCAGTATTGGTCTCTTTATTAGGTTTGGGCATCTTCAACTTTCCTATGTGGTTTGTCTTTCCAATAATGGCTAGCAAGTACCTTACACTCACTGCACCGAGCGTCGAACTGCTCCGGAGCAATCAGATAGATACGCCACTCCATCTTGAAGCCACAGTTCACACACTCCAACTTCCTGGAACCCTCACCGACAGTCTCAAGTTTGTACATCGTTCCCCACGGAACAAACCCCGGACCCTTCAACATCCCCCCCCCTTATTCGTTCGACGGTGCTGCTCGTTCGACTCTCCGGCTGGACTACTTACCGTCATCGGACAGCCGCCGCCCAGTCCATCACGGCCTGGCTCAACGTCGCCAGGGCCATCTCCTTACGCCTCTTGATCTCCCCGACCTTATCCACTACCTTCGTAAGCCTCCGCCGCTTCGGCCTATTCTCGGCACGTTGAGCTGCCTTCCCCCTTTGGTTGGCATCCACGGCTCCCCCAATGGCTCCGATCCCAGCCCCGATAGCAGTGCCAATTCCAGGAGCAATAGCAGTACCCATTGCGGCACCCGCCATAGCTCCCTTGGCTGCTCCAGCACCGGCAGACTCGTTCCCGTTTGCCTTCTTGGAGGTCTTTGCAGCCTTTGCCTTCTTCTCTGCTTCCCGCTCTTTCCTCCTTCGTTCAAGGTCAGAAACAGCAAGAGAGGCCCCGGCCAATCCACCTGCACCTATAGGCATAGGCATATCAAACTCCTATCTCATAGACGCTCATCTGAGCGTGGTCGCGGCTCCCGCAAGGGTAGCCTGCTGTTGAAGATTCTTCCTACGATCCCGAGCCTTCGACGCGGCCCCCAACCGAGCCCCCAGTCCCGCCTCCGGAGGAGCCGCCAATTCCGGATTCGCCGTCTGGGCAGCATCCCTAGAAACATTCTGCTGAACCGGCCCGGTAGCCGGTCTCACAATAGACGGCGGGGCCTTAGAAGCCTCGTCCCCAGCGTTTTCCTGGTATCCTTGACGTTCAAGCCCGGTTGGCTGACCTGCCGACTTTACAGTCGGTGGCATAGGACTGGTGGTAGCCGCCTGAGACACCGCATTCGTCGGAGGTCCCTGCGGCTGTGTATTGATGGCCGATCCGAAGGCCGCACCCGCCCTCGCCTGTCGCCTTTTGCTCACAAGTCTCCCGAGTGCCCCCAGGGCCAACCCAGCCAACGGTATGAGGAATCCAGGCATACTACCTCGGTGCCCTCTCCATCCAGAATGGACCAACGTGGTAACAGAACCCAAAGCTCGTTGCCTGACTGTGTATCAATCGAGCCCTGTATAGGGACCAGTAGAACGGAGTGAAGCAGAATTCCCACCTACCCCAAGTTACGGTCACATTAGGTATTGGGACATTTAAGTGGAATCTGATTCTCATCAGGATTCCCACTCCGAACTCTTTATACACACTTCCCTACCTTTACGGGAACGAGTAGGCGGACCCGGCGAACCAGAGCTACCAGATCGCCCACGCCAGGAGTTCCAGGCCAAACGAGCCTTCCTCTGAGCCGGGTAGGAGATGAGAGCGACGGAAGTCAGACCCATAATTGCGATCCACGAGGCAACGCTGTCGCCGTCTCCGCCTTTGAGGCCGATCATCTGGTCTCCGCCTGCGGTCGGGCTGGCTACTTTGAAGGCGGCCTTGAAAGCGGCACACCCTCCGAGCAATAGTCCCAGAACGATGATAACGGGAACGAGTCGCCGCATTATTCACCTGTGGACGGGGGACTGGGGGAATCGTCCAGCAGGTCGATTAGTTGACTCAGGTCCATCCGGGAACTGGCCTTCTTGCCGTCCTTGTCCCCGTCTACCGTGTGACCGACGAAAACTTCGGAGGTGCTCCGATAGCCGATCGAGTAACTGCCCGCACCTTCCAGGACGACACATCCGTTGAGGGCCAGGCTCAGAATCGCCAAACTTACTGTAGGTCGTTTTGACACGTATTCTCTCCTATTTGAGGGTTCTTGTCCGTGGTTGTGCCTTCACAAGTGAATTCGTAAGTGAACGGGGGTTGTTCCCACCAGGGTCGGGGCCACTCCCAGGGCCACTGGTAAGGTATTTGTGGGATGGAGACTACAGGGGGGTCGCTCCGACCACATGTGGGACAACGCCCACAGTTCGGGCAAGGCTTTTCAGACTTGCAGGACACCATCTCTTCTGGTCTGAGGGGCATAGTTTAGGTCTCCAGGCGGGAGGTCCTCCCTTCTACGATGTTCGGGCCATGACAGCCCCATTGAGTTCATGGCCCGGAAAACCCAACGAGGCTGCCACTTCTTTACCCCGCATCACTATTATAGGGGGGTTGAAACGGAAAGTCAAGAATAATCGGGAAATTGGAGTTCGACATCCTAAGTAGTATATATACGACTTAGGACGGAGGTGTGACGGGGGTCCGGACGTCCTAGGGAGGGTCTACTCGTTCCCGTATGCACTTTAAGAAGGAAAGTGGGGCTTTAGGTATGGGAAAGGGGTCCCAGATCGGTTTTCAACACGGGTAGTCATTCCCTTCCCCCCAGCCGTCGCCGGGGGCCGATAACCTTGGGGCCGAGGGTCCGATAGCCCATCCCCCGGCCTGTTGTTATCGGACTGCGACTGCCATAATGGCAGGTGGAGGTTGGGTACTATTACCCATATCCCTCTTATCGGCCCCTAATCCCCATCTCACCCTGCCATAATGGCAGTCCACCAACCTGCCAAAGTGGCAGTCCTTCCGATAACCCCAAGGGGGCCACGTCCCATAACCTCACCCCGCCGATCCTCCCGGCCACGTTATCGAACCACCCCGCGATCTCCCCACCTTATCGGACCATGAGTTATCGGACCTTGGACCCCACAAGAAGAGCGGCGAACCCCCAGATGGCTGCCGGCATACCGGCCAGAGCTGACGGCTCAAACCGCTCTATCTCTCAGTAAGGTAGCGAGTCAAGGTAGGCCGACACACCACCCGACAGGTCAGCCTCAAGTGAGTCCATCGTCGCATCATCGAGACGGTCATACTCTACGTAATACACGCAGTCCATACACACATCCAGATGGAGAATCTTGTTGTCACTGCCAACACCGTGGAGCGGGTGACGGTTGCCCGCCAGCTTCGAGCCGCAAGCATCGCATGATGCTTTCGAGAAGTAGGGCTCCGGTTCCGACTCGAACGTCTCGGCTTCATCGTCATACCCATAATCGTCGCGGCATTTCTCACAGCCCGAACAGGCTCCCGATGAGACATGCGACAGTCCCTCAAGGCCACGGTCAACGGCCACTTTATACTCGGCATATTCGGTCCTAGTCATTGTCCTACTCCAGCAAATAGGTCGCATGGGGGGTGCGTCCGATAACCTCCCCGTCCGAGAGTATTTCTTCGTCGATTGTTTCGCCCGATAGAAACATTTCGTCCGCTTCGTCGCGGGTCTCCGCTTCCACCGTGTATCGGACCCTGCGAGCAATCGTTTCATCCACAATCGAAGTCCACCGTTTCATGTCCTATAACCCCCCAAGATAGTATGCCCGATAACCGTCCGCCGATAATCTCCACATCGGTGGCGTATAATCCTACCCCCACATCTTCCGCCCATCGGGCCGTATTTTCGGGCCACGCGTACCCTGCCAATGGGGATGCCCAGTACACGAAGCCTGAGTGTGGCACTGTCGTCGCTTGCTCCAGCCGAACGGGCAACCCGGCCGGGAGTACCCGGCTGTCTCCGGGGTTACCGTGGCGTGTCTCACCCAGTGTTCGTCCGATAAGATAACTACGCACCGATTTGCTCCACTCCGATAATCTCCACTCCGATAATCTTGTCTACAAGCATGGCCGTCTCTACATGGGCCGATAAGAACACACTGTCCTGATCGAACGTTGCCCGGACCGTCTCCGCTAGGTCAAACCACCATTCTCGGACGGAACGCACCTGTCTCCATTCGCCACCAATGCTGCATTCTAGCACCGACACTTGATCCTTGACAGGCACGCCGTCTTCGTCCGCCCACCAACCGACTGCTTTCGAGACAGTGACCCCGCCCCATCGTCCGATAATCCTTCCAATGATCGGACCTAGTTCTTCTTCGCTGTGTGTCGGCACTATCAGTCTGACGTTGAATCCCATAATCGTATACTCCCTCTTACCATAAGGCGATAGTTGTCGCGACGGCTAGTATGACCGTCTGAATCCAGAACAAACTCTCACTACGTTGTTCCATCATGTACTCCCTTTGTGCAGCCGATAATCTCGTTCACTGTTGAACCACAGCTCGGACAATGCTGTGTGGGGGGGTTACTCGGACCACTACGGCGGAAGAATGCCGAACAATCGAGGCACCGATGTGTACCTAAACACCTGAGCACGAGCGTGTCGAGGATATCAGTCCAAGTGAGCCGGTCATACCCGGCAGGGACCGGCACCCATTCTCCAATATGCTCACTCCATACTCGTGCGGAGGCTAGCGTATTGAGAAGGGCGGGAGACCGCGAGCCGAGCCCATACCCCCCGACCGCCATTTTAATCGACCCGTTATGTTCCATCGCCCGATAATTCCGTTCACTTTCGCACAATCTCATCACAGTACACCCTCCGACACTTACACGACCTACTGTAGGCCGATAAGTCCGAGCTCCCGCGTGGTTCCGCTCCACTAGGCAAGGCACGTCTGCCTTTCAGGCTAGCCTATTCGGGAGCCCGGTGTTATCGGTCTACTTCCCAGAGCGTCCGATAACGTGAAGCATTACCTTGACACCCGATATGTCGAGTATTCGGTAACTCCCGGTCGAGCATACTCGCGGGTTGCCCTTTGCGTTCTCGTCCGCCTCAAGAGCCTTCTTGGACGGGTTGAACGCCCCGATAATCCGCTTCGGATCAAACTCAATCTGGACCTTATCGGTCCCATCAGTGATACGAAGGTTGTTCGGGCCGAACGTCTGCGTCTCTGTCTGCGTCTCTGTTTTCGCCATTGTACAATCCCCTACGGACCTTACGGTTCGATCCACCCGGACCTCACCCTATCGGCGTCCGCTGCCGACAATTCAAGCCTACGATACCTATCTGCAATTGTCAACCCGCGTGCAAAGTTTTCTTTTCGCCGTCGGGTTGTCCAATAACCCTGTAACGAATGTGGGCAGTCTAGGTCTAATAACCCAGACTGCCCGATAAGTCTGTCCTGCCCAAGACTAGTTCCAGAAATTGACCTTCCCCTGTCCTGAACCTGGAAATTGGCATTAGTCCGTCAGACTAGCGATCCCCTCCCCTATCTCACGGGCCACCCCGACCCACCCCCCGGTCTTCACTTGGGCTACCTGAACTCGTGCCTCAGCCCAGATAGTGGCCTCCTTTACCCTATAATGCCCCACCCCTCCAATAAGAAGGGCGAAGGCGGCAAGTGCACCTCCAACAATCCAACATGCGGTCTCACGGTCTTTCATTTCTGTCTCTCCCCACGATCACAGTGTGGCGATCCCGTTCAACACCACAAATGTGGTTCCCCAAATTAGAGGCGGCCAATCCCACGGCCTCCCACTTTTCCTTTCCAGGACCACCTTCATGCCCACGTAGAACAGCCACCCTACAACAAACGCTTGTCCGTACCCAATCACTTCGGCACCCCCATCCCGTCCACGAAGTCCACTTTTCTATCTGTTTCCCAGTTCCATAATTGCCACTCGAACTCCACTTGGCAGAGTTTCCACGGCCTCGGCAGTACCTTGTTCAACCGATTTTTGGTGATGGCTGTGCGATACCCGCGAGTGTATAGGAAAAGTGAGCCATCCGCGTATAGCCGAGCAATTACGTGCTTGTGCAGAAGCACCGCGACACCGCAACCCACCACACAGTTCCGCAACACGGTATTGTTGCACACTGTCTTTTGCTCCCTGCCCTTCAACAAGACTTGAGCCTGCTTGTATGATCGACACTCAAAGTCTTTCACCCTCATGGTTTCACCTCCCCGCCGCAAGCTAAAACGTGCACTCCCAAGAACCGAGCCGCTACCTGACGTTCGATGTCATCGGGAATAGAAGCCCGACCATGAGACAACCTGGGAAGGGCTAACATTGGTGGAACCCCCATCTTGCACAAACCATTTTCGATCAGACGGGCAGCCATACGTCCATAGCTCCCCTGTAAGTGCCACACAGTACCATCGTCGATCCCTTTCTGGAATCCGGCGACAGTGGCCTCCTGACCCAACTCCCCCGCTTCGTATGCTATGATGAAGTCAACGTCCATAGCTCTCTACCTTTCTTACCAAATAATCTCGCTGCTTCAAGAGGTCACCTAGGATCTCCTTCACCCTTCCGGTCTTCAAGTTCCATTCCGTCATAGAAATGTGATGCTTCTTGACGCGGTGCTCAATGGCGACTTGAACCTGTCCCAACGCAATCTCCGTATCCGCTAGTCTCGGTCCCTTTTTCATTGCCCTATCTCCCGGTCGGCCCCGTTGCCGACAATTCAAGCATAGCATTTGAGTATTTCGATGTCAAGAAAAAACTTTTCACGATCGCAGCCCTTTCACTATAGCCAGTGTCAGGAAGAAGGCACCAAGCCAGTACAGTGCCTTCCAGTACATCCCCTTCCACAGAGCCTCGACGAGACACCCCACCTGCAACAGCAACATCAGGGTCTCCATCACCCGAACATCTCCCGTAGATTCGCATTCCGCTGTTCTCTGAGAGACTCATCCGGGTCCCTCGCCTTACATTGAACTTGCTCTTCCGGAAGAGCGTACAAGGGGATTGCTCCAACCCCCTCGATCGGGTACCTTATCTTGAAGTCCCGCATGAATGCCTTCGGGAATGGCGGTACGATTTCAAGTTGGATTGATTCCTCCGCCTCCCTCAGCGTCCTCTGTTGTTCCGCCATCCGTAGGTCCTCCGTCTGGTCCATCACTGCTCTCCTCATTAAGATTATATGAACACATGTCCTTCGATCCTCCCAAGGGTCCATCGGGGACCGCAATAGTAAGATGACCCTCCTTGTCGAATGTTATGCTTGCTGTTTCCTGTAACATGAGTAGACACATCGAGAGCACCCTGAGCAACGGGCAAAGGGCATGAGGGTCCTGGGTCAGATGGCCAAACAGGGTTAGTGCGACCTTCTCAAGGAAGTCCTCTTCGTGGCCCGCTTTCATTGTCGCAGTTAATGTACACATGGCAGACCAGATACTTACTACAGTGCTGATACCATTCATGTTCAACTCTACAGACTGCCCCGTGTCAGGATGCTTTCCGACTCTGACCTGCCTCACTCTTCGATCATCATTCGGACACCGACTGTAGTTCATATCACTCATGGTAGTCTCCCATTCGTCAGCCTGTGGAGTATCTTACCTCTCTCGTCCGTGTGGGATATATCCACGTTGCCCGGCCCGTCGAGGTTCGACTTGAGCAACTGCAGGCTGAAGTAGTCGAGACTTTGATCCTCACGCTGTACTGTTATGGGCAACTCACGCAACATAGCTAAGCCGAAGGCTCTCCTTTGACGTTCGGAGCACTCGGAACCCGCCACCCCGGACAACAGTTCGCGTACCAACTCCTGTGCCTTTTCTATCCACGCTATCGGAGGACGAACGTTGGTGTAATTGATCGGGTTCCCCGGCACATGTAGGCTGTAGCCCATAACAGAATGACGTAGGAGACGGAGTTCTATCGCACTCGGAGAGGGCTCGCATTCAAAGCCACGGAAGTCACCTATACAACCACCCATATAGCCTCGATTGTACTGATGCTTGTAGGGACCCAACCACTGCGGTGTCACGGGAGGCCAACCCCTCTCGCCTAGTGCCCTGTTCATTTCGTACAACCAGTCAGGCACCACGTACAGTCCCATCATTTTCTCTCTTGTGATAGGCAATGTTAAACCGAATGCGTAAGCCGCTGCTTCACGTAGGGTTTCATTCGCCATAAGAGTCCTAATATCGTGAGTCCGGCACCCTGCGTAGCGTTTAATGATGTCCAGGACCAGTGGACCCTCCCAGGGTTCCTTTCCAGTAAAATATACTTCTTCCCCTGCCAGGAAGGTGGCAGCATACTCGGAAGCGAGCTTGAGCCAATCTAGTTCGACGCCCCCCTGACGTTGCTCCATCATGGCTTCAAGAACCAACGACAGTCCCCACTGTCTCTTTATCCTCCGGGGTGGCAAGGTCCCTAGCTTTTCATACCCATACTTGATTAACTTGTCACGTAAGGGTGCCACGTCCAATTGGGCAAAGCCACAGCAATAGGGAGTCCCCTCGGGAGCCGGGATCATTAGGGCCTTATACCTCGCGGTCTCTACCGAACCTTCTTCGCAGGTCCACTCAAGGTAGTTCTTCCTCACTTCGGTTACACCTCCGCTCTGTTCAGGCCAAATGAGGTGGAATGCTTCCGTAATCGTACCGAACAGTTCCCCAGCCTTATAACTCCTCGCCGGTGGGTTTTCCCACTCCGCCAACTGGTCAATTCCTATGGTTATGCAGTCCGCTACGGTCCCTCCTACACCACAACTAGGCCACTTTGCCATTATTGCCTCCTCTATCGGGAACGAGTCGAATGCCAATCGGAGCATCGTCCCACCTGTTGGCTAAGCACAGATTCCTGTAACCTCGGTAGTCAGCCGAGTCCAGAAGATACGTATCCCCGTCACTAGTCACCAGCCACAGGTCGCCAACACTCTCCAGGACAGGCTCGTCCCACGCTGTCATTAGAGCTACTGCATATAGCCCCGGTTCCCACGGGGTCTCCTCTTCCTTCCCGTGTGGCCTGGTGAACTTCGTGTCCCCTATTAGATTCTTGAACCATTCACTCTGTTGCCACTTGAGCTGTCCTCGCTTGGACCTCGGATCATACAGCATCGGTTGTTTGGTTGGCTTGGGCACTTGCAGGAGTTTCTTGAGCTTCCTGTTCAAGGACGTATAGAGAGGGGCGGCTTTCCTCTCCATGTCCATAATCGTACCATCGGTGATATGGACACAGTGGCCGTATGCACTTCCGTAGGTCGAGAAGGTTCCATCACGTCCGAAAATGACGTGAATTCCGGAACATTCCTTCTCCGTCCAATGACCGAGGTCGAAGGAGGAGGCACCTGACGCCGATCCGGGATGTATATGGACGGTCCCGAGGAAACGTGCCCGTTCAAGAAACCAGTTCATACCCTCCTTGTCCTGCCACTCAATGCCTCCGGAAGTCCCCACCTGTTTCGGAACCATAAAGAACCACGGACACTTGTCCTTTACAATCTGGTGTTGCCTGCCCACGACGTACATGACCTCACGCTTGTACTGCGAGAGGAAACGGTCATACAGGTCCGCCAACCACCCCATTTCGGGATACTGATCCCAGTCCACGCCTCCGTAGTACAAGGCGGGTTTGGTCTTGTCAGCCGGTTCCGCCGGGCAGATAAGGGTCATCAAGCCCCGCGTCGTGCGATACAGACGGAGGTCCTCGCCGACCATCACTTCACCCACGCCGGGCAGGGCCTCAGTCGTGGCGAGAGCCTTGAACTCTTCAACCAAAGGCAGCGGGTCCCTAGCCATCAGAGTATCTCCTCCGGCTCGACAGCCGTGCGGGCCACGACGGTAGTCCAAGCCTTGGTAGTATAGGTCTTGGGATTCCGCCGCCAGTAGTATTCCCCCACTACTACGGGCAGGTCTCCCTCCGGCTTCCAGAACGTCACGGCCTCAAGGATAGCTGGACCAAACAAGGCCCCCGTCATAAGGTTCGAGAGCGTACTCTGAGCACCGCAGCCCTGTGGCTCGTTCCCGTCGATAGGCTTGTGGTTCGGATCACCGACCTCTAAATGGAAGGGCTTCCAATCGTGCACAGCACCGTAGTTCTCGTAGACCCCAAAGTACACCTGTCCGTAGTTCATGTCGCAGCCGCTCATCACCATAAGAGTACGGCCCCCTCGGTTCACACACCACTCCCGAACGGCAAGGCGAGCGTCGTCCACATCCACATTCACGATAACAATCACATCCGCTCGTGGACCTATCGACACATCACCCTCAAGAGCCCACGCTTGGAATGTACACGTCCGTGCCGAGGTTCGGGCGAGTAGCCCCTTGGGGGTGTGGGTATCCTTAGCACTGGCGACTTTGCTAATGCCGAGGATATTGAAGTTGTCTTCTCTGCACCACTGTCGCTCGGTGTTCCTCGGCGTCAGCCAATCCGGGTCCAGGTAGCGAATTGCCAAAGGTTGGAGTCTCTTGAGTAGGGAACAAAAGTAGTTCCCCGAGGTCCAGTACGTACCGCCGCAGCCGACGAATATGACCGCCACGTCGTTAGGCATATAAGTCATCGGGTTCCCCTCCATTATCAACCGGGTCAACTGGGTCAACCGGGTTATCGTCCAATTCCAGAAGGTTCGGCCACGCCGGATTTCTCCGGAGCCAATTAACTTCCGAACCAGTCAGAAACGTCTTATCCTCGAAGTGCTTCGATGCAAGTCGGGGGTCGTAGACAACTTTTCCTGTTTCAAGGTTCTGTACTACAACCTTCTTGTTCAGCACCTCAGTATCCCCATTCCCAAACAGGAGGAACAGTTCTGTCAACTCGGGGTATCGTGCATGGTGCCGAATACCCAACCAACAGATGGTCTCCTTTGTCTCCCCATTGGGAGCAAAAACCTTCATTCTTGCAGGTGGACTACCAAAGAAGTCCTCTAAGAATGGGTGCATTGTCCACCTTTCAGCAAGGGGGGGAGGGAACTTTTCCCCCGCCCCCCACCTCCGTGGCCACAAGAGGATCGCTACGCGAGACGCCCACCAACCGGGGCTGTCGCTACCGTGTCGCCTTCTTTGACGACCGTCGCCGCAGTCGCGGGATGACCATTGACACGTATGGCATTAATAGTGTCGATACCTCGTAGGTGTCCATCCTCGAACAGAGCCCGCACCGTGGAGTCTACAGGGACCTCCGTGGTGATGAACTCACCGTTGACCTCAATCGAGACCTTCATCGCTGCTTGTTCCTCAGCCATTACCCGTCCTCCTATCGGCGTCCGCCGATGATGAGGCTGCCTCAACTCTGAGCATCCCGTCGATGCCCTTACGTTCAAAACATAGCATCTTCCCGGAAGATTGTCAACAACTATCCTAAAGTTTTTTTGAACCCGATAATACCTTCAATGCTTCGGCGATGAAGCGAGGATTATCGGCAAGGAATTGGGTAAGGGCTTCTCCCAAGATAACGAGGATGGCCTCCTCGTCCTTGAAGTCATGCCCTGCAACCATAGCATGGAGACTCTCGTGGATCACAAGCTCGATCTTACGGGAACGAGTCGTCCGACGGAGAACTCGGATGGTGGTCGTGCCGCTATCCATATCGGCGGCGACATCAGACCCGAGTTCCCTTTGGGTAGCCGACTTGACCTTGTAGGTGTGAGCACCGATCTTGACTGACCTGGGAAGCATGGGACCTCCTATAGGAAAGGCTGCCAGCCTGTCGAGCCAGTAGCCTATAAGGGGGAAATTGAAATTGACCCTACCTACTGAGCAGGGTGTCCAGCTTCTCGTTCACACTGTCCATCTTGCCCGACAGGCTGGAAAGCTCCCTCTCGATCCACTTGGCATCACGAATGTAGGGACTCTCCACCTGGATCATCTGGCTTACCTCCACTCGGTTCACGTACCGGCCAACCACAGCCACGTACATGACTCCACAGGTGATTAGCCCCCCCACGCAGGCCGCGACTACTCGTTCCCGTTGTCCGTTCATGTTATGCCGGTTGTCCGCCAAATCCGACGACACTAACGTCATCCAGGTCATCGGCTTGGTGGGTGGTGCAGAAGGACACCGAATGAACGGCGATCTGTCCTCCACAACTTACGTCCACCCAGTTTGCCGAGCCGTCAGGAGCATCAGTTCCGCCATCGGCGACGAACTTGGTCTCCTTTGGAGGAATCACGAAATGACCGAGGCCGTTAGCCGCCGAGAACGTCTCACTCACGGTCCCGTTCAACTCGGTGTTGACCTTGACCAGCAGCTCCGAGTTCGTACAGTGGTTTGTAACAATGCAGGGCCGTACCGGATTCCTGAACAGGATAATTCTCGGCAGAACCAGACTGTCGTCCGTCCCCGCCGCAGCTTGAGTCCCCGTACTGGGGGCACCTGACCGTGTTCTGGACATCGTTTCTCCCTACGTACCGAGGGCACGGCTGATCGCCATACCAACCAGGTTGATCTTCGGATCGGCACCGGCAGACGAATCTTCGAGGACACTCAGAAACGGAATCAGGTCCACGATATTTCCGGCTCCTACAGCCCCCCCAAAGTACCCGTTACAACTGACTTCTCGTTCATCGACAAACACTCGGGCGATGCCTTGGGGATCAAACTTGATCGCGAGGTGGACATACTGGCTGGCTGCTACTGTTGCCACACCGGCAATGACGGTGTCGGAGTTGCCGATGGAGCTGACTGCGTCGAGTATGGCATCATCAGTCGCTTGGAGAGCGATACAGTCGTTGTCCGCGTTCGACGCTGTGCCATTTGTCAACATCAGGCCAACCTTGATGACTCGATCAGTCAGGACGGCATCATATTGGAACAACCACTCACACTCAGTCTCCTGGTCTGTACCCCAGGTAAACTCAGTGAGAGGGCTCCCATTCGCGAGGGTTGCCGGTCCTATTGCAACTCCAAGGACGGTATCCGCCACCACAGCATAAAAGTTGCCACCCGATTCGACCGCCACTGCCGCTGTTGCCGACGTAATGCTGGCCCCCGTGAGGATCATATCGGCGTCCGCGATCATCCGGGTGCTATCTGTAGCGTTAACGTAGTCTGCGAGGATCGCAACCTTACCACGGAGAGGACGCCAGACGAAGTTTATCCTGTCCCGGCGGTCAACCTCGTGGGTGATGAAGCTCTGTAGTGAGGCTCTCACGATTTCTCCTTATGCACCGAGGGCACGGCTAATGGCAAACCCAACCAGATTGTACTTGGGATCAGCCGCTCCGGACGTGTCCTCTTTGCCGCCGTAGAACGGGATTAGATCAACGACGTTTCCGGCCCCTACCGAGCCCCCGAAGTTTGGAGCCCCTATATGGACTTCTCGTCCGTCGATGTAGCAGTGGGGGGTCCCCGCCGGATCGAACTTGATGGCGAGGTGAACGTAGCCACTTGCGGCCCGAGTCGCAGCCCCGGTCGTGAGCAGGTCCGCACCACTCCCTCCAATTGAGACTCCAACGTCGATAACCGCTACGTTCTCGTCGATTGAGAAGTACACCTGATCGTTATCGGTGGTCTGAGCAGCTACGGGATCGTCGATCGCGTCCGACAGACGCAGGCCGCAGACCATCCACCTGTCGGTAATGGCCGAGTCTATCTGAATCAGCCACTCAGCCTCGGTCTCCTGGTCCGTGCCCCACGTAAACTCCGTGAGGGGACTGTTGTTCGTCAGGGTAGCCGGGCCGAAGATGCATTCGTCGGTGCCTCCGCTCACTACCGCGTAAAAGTTACCACCACTTTCAACGGCTACGGCCGCTGTACCCGACGTGATGTTCAAACCTGTAAGGATCACATCGGGATCAGCGATCATTCGTGTAGCGTCGGTCGCATGGACGTAGTCAGCCAGGAGGGCAGCCTTGCCCTTGAGGGGACGCCAGATGTGGTTGATTCGGTCCCGGCGACTCGGTTCACGGGTGATGAAACTATGAAGAGATGCTCTCACAATACTTACTCCTTATCGGGCCTGTCCGATAGCCCGTGAAATTCGCCACCCGTACACGGTCATAGCCTCGGTCGCTCCGGAATTCTCCAGGACTTGTACCCCGATCATCGGCGTTTGGGCCACGGCTGCACCGCCTGTCATGTCAAGGTGGGCTACGAGCTGGCCGTTGATTCGGGCTTCGCATCGGCCCAACCCGGTGTACTTGATTGAAAAGTGGTACACGCCACCGGCTACAACAAGTACGCCTGTGTCAACGTCCAGGTCGGTTCCGCCCGACGCTACGTCGGTAACAAAACCCCAGTTCGTGTCGCTGTCGTCACCCTCGTTGAAGTTGAAAACCGCCATGCCATTGTTATTAACGGCCATGTCAGCCGGGTTGGTGTTTAGCTGGAGCCCTGCCATCACTATGAGGTCCGTAATAGTCGAGGGCATCTTGATAGCACACTCGAATTCAGCCTCGCGGTCGGTCCGCAGGGTGAGGTTGTCAACGTGGCATTGGCAGGCATTCGCCAGTTCGTGTACAACCAGGATCGACTGATCGTTATCCACGGCTGCCGTCACTACGTCGATTCCGCCCTCAGCGTTGACGCTGGTGTTTCCGACGACCGCATTAGTACCTGCAACCTCGACTAGCGGATCGGTAATCATCCGCGTGGACTCAGCCGTAGCCGTCAGGTTCGCTGTGACGCCGGGCTTACCGTTCTCACCAGCGATCCACAGCCACTCACGATAATGTCTGTTCAGAAGGAAACTCATGGTTTAGGCTCCGTAAAGGCGACTGATCTTCTGCTCGTACCACACAACCTCGTCGGTGGTGGCAGACAGCGATTGCAGTCCCATCACTGGTTTAAGGTCTACGGTATTCCCACCGAAGTCCACCTCGGCGACCTTAACGCCGTTGATGTAGCAGTGGGCCGTCTCGTTCACGTCAAACTCGATACGGAAGTGATAACGAGTGAGCCCCGCCACCCGAACTCCCGAATCCGTATCAACCACGGTTCCGCCACCAGCGTTGCTCACGACACCCCAGGAGGCATCGGAATCGTCAGTGTTGAAGTTGAACAGTACAAGGTCATCATCATCTAGGCCCATGTCCAGGTCACTCTTGAGCCCGGCAATGAGGTGAATTCCAGTGGTGATGTCAGCGGGTGTTTCAAGATATCCTTCCCACCGGACCTCTCGATCACTGCCCCACGTCACATAGTTCCACGGGCTCTGTCCCGCGTCCTGGTGAGGTACCAGAATCTCCTGATCGTCGTCCGCACCACCTGTCTGAGCAGTTAGTCCACCCTCAGAATTGTGCGTTACGTCGTCAGTCGCGGCACTCGTCCCCAGAATCTCGAAATCCGGGTCCGCCGTCATCCGAGTTGCCTCAGTCGAGTTTTGAATGTCGGCATTTATCGAGGGAATACCCCGCTCGCCACCGACCCACGTCAACTGCAACCTTCCACCTCGCCAGTCACGTTGTGGCCCGGCACAGACAGGAATATAGTCACTCGCCTTACCCATCATTCTCTCCTAGATGACTCGCACGCATCGAAGCGTGATGAGCAGTTTGTACGTAAAAGCCTTGTCGTGAAGTCCGAGACGGGAGTTCGCCTGTACACGGAGAGAGTCGTCTGTACTGACAACGTCGTTGCCCGACATCCCCATGTCTATCTTACGGACCTCGCCCACCTTCATTCCGCCACAGTCCACCGAACCGATGCTCGAAGCTCCGCCCTTATTGACGCCCACTGAGCACCCGTTCTGCCCACCTTCGCTGGCACCCTTGCCATCATCCAGGCAGGTCACTTCGCCTCCCATAATCAGGAAGTTGTATGGGGCATCCGAAGAGCAAAAGTCAACCGCCGTCTCAGTTGACGTGGCATGTGCCACATAGCAGTTTAGGTCAAAGGGGGTACCATAGTTCCTGTTTCCAGTAGCACCCTTGAGCCCGTTTGGACTGTGCCTGATCCCCTTTTCCGGGACCTGGGTCATCACTCCAAGAGTGTCGTTGGCAGCCAACTCCGTTGGTCCACCACTTTGTCCAAGAATCGTTAGCATATCGTTACTCCGAGGAAGGAATCGCGTAGAATTCAACTAGGACCAGCAGCTTGCCAGTCACGACCGAGATGGCAGTAGTTATCGCTGCGTCAACATTCAACCCCGCTGCGACCATGTGACTCGTGTAGTCCACATTGTTTGCCAGGGCTTCCCATTCTGCTGTGAACCCCGAGGAATCGAACTTGACCAACTCTCCGACATCATCGGCAGTTACAGGAGTAAGGGTCGCCAGGGTGTTGTTATCCTCATCATTAACAGTGATAACCACTGTCGAGGACGAGAAAATCTCAGTGACGAACCCCTTGATCCCCGTAATGATGAGCCCATACTTGTTCAGTGACGCCGGGATCAGCTCCAGGTATGTGTCCACCGGCACTTTTGACTCGTCAAAGTCGAACTCCAGCATCGCACACTGGAGGTTCACAATCTTCCCCTCGATCGCAGCGTTCCGCGTCACCGCATTCGCTGTTGTTCCCTTCAAGCTAGCTGGAACTGTAAAGTCCGCCATCTATCTTCTCCTTACTCGTCTGCGATACAACGCATACAGAGCATATACACTTTCACTGCCGTATTATGGTTACTTGAGTCGGCCAACGTCAGCACGATCCGTAGACTCTCGTCCACGTCGATGACGGCGTTGTCCTGGTTAAACTGGCTCGTTCCCTGTACCAGACCGAAGAGTTCATCGTCGTTTATGCCACTAAGTGCGATCGCATCGGTGATCGTTACAAAGCTTTCCGAATCCGCCCCGTCGCCCCGCGAAATGGTGATGGTATCCGACGCTATGGTCCCGGTCTCATCGAGTACAACGCCCCACGCCAGGCACATCTTGAACTTGTAGGGGGCGTCCTTGTTGAACACCGCGAAGTTGTGGACCTGTCCGTCTGTCTCGGCCCCGTGGCATACTGCCTCGATGATGAAGGGAATCCCGAAGCTAACCCTTATGGCCGCAGCAAGCTCGCCCCCTGGATCGGCGGCTGCACCCATATCCTCAGCCTGGGTCTGCCCCGTGGGGTCTTGCATCACCAGTCCGTCAAGACGGCTGACAACCTCTAGTTCCTGATCCGTGCCAGCGAGATGCTTTAAGCTAATGCCCATGTTTCGTGTTCCCGCTAAGAATTAAAGTATGGCTGACCGGGCTGGAATCCACTCGGGACCCAACCCGATCAACTCGTTCCCACGCTCTATTATAGGACCCCCGGGGTCCACTGTCAAGGGCGAAAAGTTTTTTCTTGAAAACTCTTGACTCCGGGGCTTCGGGGACCTACGCTTCAATCGAAGGCCGAAAAGGCGGCAGCGACGTAGAAATTGAAGGAAGGCTGTAATGGAAGAGTGGAATATGACCCCGATCGAGGCCCACATGGCCGCGAAGGTGTGCGACCGCCTTTGGGAGGAGTTCGATGAATTCTCTGAGGAGGTACTGAACGACGGGGGGGAGGGAACACTTCGGGTTCTAGACGACCTACATGAACTCAAGGGACGCCTGATGCGGGTGCTCCCCTACGAACCAAGGGAGGTATAGGGATGGAGACCACACTAGACATTATTCAGCTAGGTCGGGACCGGGAGTGCACCCGGTGTGACCTACACGAGGAATGCAAGACGGTCTGTATCCCGACAACGTCGCACGGCGTGCCAGCGTGTCGCTCCCGTGCCATCCTGATAATCGGTGAGGCTCCTGGTGGAGTTGAGGACCTCAAGGATCGGCCCTTCGTCGGGCCATCCGGACATATTCTCCGAAAACTGTACATCGAGTTCTTCAAGCTGGCCGAGAGGACTGACGTGTACTGTGCAAATGCGGCGAGGTGCCGCCCTCCTGGGAATCGGACCCCGAATAAAACTCAACTGAGAGCCTGTCACGGCTTTCTACTCGCTGATGTTGTTCAACTACAGCGGGAATACAATGAGGTCCTGGTCCTAGTGGTAGGTGGCCCCGCCGCTCGTGCAGTATGGGGTGGCTCCCTCAAAGATTCCTTCCGCAGGCAAGGTGACTTCACCGACTGGCACAACCTCGTAAAGAACCCGGACCCTGTGCCTAAGCCGTGTCGGGTGTTTTCGACCTATCATCCTGCGTTCATTCGACGCGAACCCTCCACCGCACTGTCGGTCAAGCGTCACATGCAGATGCTATCCGACTACCTGGACGGCAAACTGAAGTATGAGCTTGACGATCTGCTGGACATTAGCACCGCCCCAATGCCCCCCGAGTACAAACTGGGCCGCTTGTCTCTCGATATCGAGACCTACGGAATCGTGAAGAGCTTTCCGAAGCAGCGGTTCTTCCATCCCAAGCTATCCGTCGGACGGGACTTCATCGCCTCAAAGAACCTAGTTCAAACATGCGGTCTGACTTGGCGGGAGCCTCTCACGAGTTGTGGTCTTGGAGCAGGTGAGGGCTTGCAGCAACACGCTATCTTCTACATGGACGATAGGGTTCATCGTAGTAGGTTGTGGGCATGGCTCAAGAAGTGCCGCAGGGAGTCGGGTTTCGAGTTCCTGTTGGGCCAGAACATCGTATTCGATCTGATGTACCTCCGTCATGCGTACCCGGAGGCCCGCATCCTGCTCGACGACCCCCTACCCATTATGGACCTGATGGTCCTTAACTACCTACACGACGAGTCCCGTCCGGAGAAGTCGCTCAAGGCCCTGGCTCCTCTCTTCCGCGTGTCCAAGTATGGCGACCCCAAGACCAAGGGGGAATTCAAGCGATACGACAACAACCGTGTTCCCGAACTTGTTCAGTACAACTGTCAGGACACGGCCAGTACATTGCGGATTGCTGAGAAACTGATGACCGAGATCAAGGGATTCTACGGTAATGACACCAAAAAGCTCTCCCCGTTCTGTATGAAGTGGTACAGTCAGCTTCTATGGCTAATTGTTTGGATGTCCGAGAACGGCCTCCGTATGGATAAAGGCAAGCTCGTAGAGTTGTTCGACCGGAATGAACGAGCCCAGAATGCCATCACGCGGGCAGCCCGAGAACTCTACAATATGCCCCTCCGTGGTACGGGCTCTGAGAGGGCCAAACGTGCTATGATGGACGACGCTGTTACAGTTGTGGATCAAACTAACGAATTGCCAGACCTGGAGCTTACGGACAAGAAAAAAGAGATTTGCTTCTCGGCAGATAACCGCAATGCCCTGATGGACCTACTGGACCGAGAGCTGCTTGCTTATAAGCAACTCAAGCTGTTCGGGGCGTATCAGGATGTGTCCGGTCTCATGGACCGCTACTTATACCCACTACTTGTGGGAGGAGGAAAGAAGCATGACAACAAGGCTAGTGTACTCCTCAATGGGTTTGCCTATCCGCGTTGGTTTCCCGTGCCCTCCGAGTTTGAGGATCGCTCGACCGGAGGGACCAAACAAGCTCGCATTGTGGCAAAAGGACCACCATGCCAGACATTTCCGCCTGTCGTCAAAAGACTTATTAGAGGCCGGTTCCCTACTGGCTGGCAGATATGGTTCGACTACTCGCAAATCGAGTTTCGCGTGGCTGCTCTGCTCTCGAACGACCCAGCCATGATGGAGGAGTATCAGGGGTCGCCGGACCTGCACGGCACGACGACGTGCCTCATGTTCGGTGATGATATCGTCAACCACCCCCAGTACAAGGCCAAGTATCGGCAGGCGGGCAAGGTGTTCAACTTCCGTGCCCTCTACCGAGGCGGTGCCAAGAGAGCCCAAACTTCCCTTATGAAGGACCTCGGTATCCACCTCGACCTGGTTCAGATCACCAAGATCGACAACGCCTTCTGGAAGAAGCACCGCCGATTGCGTATATGGCAGGATGAACTGATGGCGTTCGTCCAGAAACGAGGGTTCTACGAACTACCCTTAATCGGACAATCGAGATTGTTCCTTGGTGGCAGGAAGGCCAGAGAACAGAAGCTCAACGAAGTCGTGAACCTGCCCGTCCAGGCGATCGCCGCCGACATCATGTTGTCGGCCCAGTACGTCCTGTGGGCCAAGCTCCGTCAAGCAGGCTTGAAGGCGGTCATCCCCTGCAACGTGTACGATGCGGCTCTCATCGAATGCCCGAAATACGAAGTCCATCGGGTGCGACGGATCATGGCCGAGGTCCTTCCGAACCCACCCTTCTACCAAGCGTTGTGCGACGAACTAGGACGTACACTCCCACTTGAATACGAGATAGAGGAGAAACGTGTTGTTGCTTGACTTCGTCCAATTAGTGGGTATAATATAGGCGAAAGGAACCTTTTCAAATGAAAACTCAGAGAAGAATTATCCTTCCGGACCTACACCTACCCTTCCACGATAAGAAGCTCTTGGCGTGCTGGCTGGAACGGCTCCGTTCCCGTATTTGGGACGGCGTGGACATCATAGGCGACTTCCTCGACTGCTATACGCTGAGCCGATTCGACGCCAATCCCACTCGAAAGGACACTCTCCAACAGGAGATCGACGAGAGCCATAAACTCCTACAGTATATCCGTACCATATCTCCCGAAGCGGACATCAGGTATTCGGAGGGCAACCACGAGGATCGACTTCGTAAGATGCTGTGGGGAAAGGCCCCCGCTCTGGCTCACCTTCGCAACCTTACGATCCCCGACCTTCTGGACCTCCAGAACTTGTGTATCAAATGGCACAGTACCCAGAACCCCTACAAGATCAGCGACTTATGGTACACCCACGGAGACGTTCTCCGAAAGCACGCAGGCATGTCGGCCCGAGCCAAATCTGAGGCCATCCACGGGTCAGTCATTGTTGGGCACACTCACCGTCAGGGTTGGTCGCCCCTGACGACGTGGAGCGGCACTGACGACGCCTATGAAGTCGGGTACATGGCTGATCCTACTCAGCTTGACTATGTCCGTACCCCCTTCAACTGGCAGTCGGGCTGGGCCGAGGTACAATTTGTTGATGGTACCCACCATGTGGACTTCTACCGAACGGTTGACCGTGGACGGGAACGAGTCGTAATCGGACCCGAGGGAGTGATAGCACAATGGAGAACACGAAGATGAGGATGATGGACTTCCATCTTACATTGAGCTGCCAGTTCGGGAACCGCTATCGTCAGGTGAGGTTCCATCTACGTCCTTTCAAGTGGCAGTTTGGGGATGCCTCCTACAGACTCTCTTGCGGACTCGGACTGTTTCGCATGTATGCCTTTGGTCCTTTCGCGGTGCAGTGGGGATAAAAGACGATGAAACATTTGTGGCATAGGTGGCATACTTGCCATGTACGGTCGGAATGTGGGCAGCGGCCTCCCCAAATTAAGCGGGTGGATATGGTATTCTACATTGCAGAGGCAACCTGCGAAGAATGTCTCACAATACGTCGAGAGAACGCACTCAGACAAGCGACTGAATGTATTGACCGTCGCTTCGCCCTACTTGATATAAAGCTCCACTTTAAGCAAGGGAAAACCGAAAAGGACGAGTTTTAAAATTCGACGGGGAAATCGGGATGTCATCTGAGAAAACGCAAAAACCAGAACCGTTTTGGACAGGACCGGGATACCGGGGCGAGTACCAGTGCCCGCACGGTGTGGGCCACGGCAACCACATCCACGGTTGTGACGGTTGTTGTGAACGGCCTGACTACCCTCTTCGGGGAAAGTTGAAGGACGTTCCGTTCTTTGAGAGACTTGACAAGATCGACAAGATCATTGAGGAAGGGGAAGGGAAATGACTGTTGACTTATATGTACTAGTACCGATTAGTGCCTGCTTAGTGTCTTGGATTGGGGGGTGTCTCGTTGGCAGGGCACTCCTTCGACGAGAGATGTCAGAGCAACTGGATCACATGAGGATGAGGTACGAAGTCGCGTGCAAGACAGCAGAGACCTGGAGAGATGAGGTTGAGGTCCTCGCTGCACGGGTAAAGGAGGACGACGATGGGAAAGGGTGACAATACACGACCATTGAGCGTGTCAAAGGAGGAGTACGATGACAACTTCGAAGCAATCTTCGGAGAGAAGAAGCTCAACGTCTGGGAAAACCCTCCCCGAATTGATGAGGGAGATCGACCGGACGGTGGACAAACTGTTGGCGTGCCCGAAGGACCGGACGGATCACTGGATTCACAGACTCAAGAGCCTGCAAAGGAGACGGGATGCCCTTGCTGTGGAAAGACCCTGTGGCCCGATGGAACTGACAGGTGGTGGTGCCCAAGTTGTAAATGGACTGGAGAAGCCAAATGAGCAGACGAAGTGCAAAGCCAGCCGGGCCGGTGACACGACGGGAACAGGTCGAGAGTCTCCGACAGATGAAGGCCCAGGAGGTAGCGAGTCGGGTGGCAGAGAGCATCCGCGAGGCAGTGAAGCAGGAGGTGGAGGCCCAATTGAAACCAATCAAGGACACGATGTTGGACCTGATCGACCGGGTGGTGGACCTGGAGAAAGACCTGTCACAAGCGATCGTCATGGTAGGCCAAAAAACCCCCAGCGAGGACTAGGTGATTGCGACGGTGACGATCGACAGGCGGGAGCAGAGGGAGCTGAGGTTCCCAGAGGTAATGAAGTGGTATGGGGACCGGGCCACCACTGGACAGATAGTCATAGTCCGGACCCAGACTAAGCAGATGCCAGTCGGCGACTATGCTCTCAAAGGTTTCGAGGAGACCTGTATCATCGAACGGAAGGGCTCCATTCGTGAGCTTGCTACGAACCTGTTGGGTGACGATTGGGCTCGGGCGATGGATGCCTTCAAACGGTTGGCCGACGCCACGGCCCACCCGTACCTCATGGTGGAGTGTACCCCGGCGGACCTCAGAACTCGTTCCCGTTGGGTACATGAACCGGAGCGTGTGGTTGATGCACTCGCTGCCCTCATCGAGAAATTGGACTTACGCCTCATCCTGTGCGGCAGGGTGACAGATGTAAAGCAGAAGCGGACAGTGGGCGAGCTGATGCTACGACTCATGTTGGCCCACGCTTACCAACGGGAGACTGACTATGGCGAAGTCGAGGATGTTATCAAAAAAATTGGAGCAGGAAATCCACGAGGCTCTGGCTAAGTGGGATGATGGCGACCACTGGGTGGGAGGTACTCCTCGGGAGACGCTTGATCTCCTAGATTCGGTGCTTTACGAAACGACGGGGGCCTTTCATGGGAAGGAGTAATCTGGCGGGGGGAAGAGTTACAGAAGCAATGGGCAGACAGTTCATATTGGAGCAGGAAATGAGACATGGGAACGAGAAAACTGAGTTCGAGACCGGGGCACACCGGGACACCGCCGAAGGGAAAGGAACCCCCAGTCTAATAAGTCCGATATTGATTCACCGACTTGGAGTGCTTCTTGAGGAGGGAGCAAAGCATTACGGGACCGATAACTGGAGGAAGGGAATGCCGTACCGTCGCGTGATCGACAGTATGATCCGACACACCTTCCTTGAGTTGGCCGGGGATAAAGAGGAGGACCACCTCGCTGCCATCGTCTTTGGGTGCATGTGTCTGATGACCTACAAATCTGACAAGGTCCTTGACCAGAAGCTCGACGACAGAGATGAGGGCCTGAAAAAAATTCTTCCATCTCTCTTGACTCCGACCCCGCCGAAGCCTAGACTTGAACGTGATGTACGCGAACAAGAGTTATCAACGCCCTCAAAGTGGCCAACGAAGATGCAGCCTTGCAAGGGTAGCTGTGGGGGAATGACGGTCTGGGAGGATGGGTATTGTCAGACTTGTACAGTAAGGGGGGAGAATCCTAACCATGTCTGCTCTCAATAAAGAACCAACGGTTAATGTCAAGCCGGGGACCAAGGTGCTCTCGGCGAAGTGCCGAACGGTACAGCAGGCCCATGAAGGCGGTAAGATGGGGTGGAATGTTCCGAAGTCCACCGTGGACTTCTTCAAGGAGATTCGTAAGCCGTTGATCCGGTCCTCGCCGCTCATGTGCCTGGACCATTGTCCGAGGAGGTTCCTCTATGAGTATCGTCTTGGTATTCGTCCGCGTCGTTACGAGTCTGCTCTCACGAGGGGCACGATCGTTCACAAGATTCTGCAAGCCCTCTTCCTGGGTCAGGAACCGACGGAGGCCCTCGCGGTTTGTGAGCGTCTCCTCGCAAAGGAGCAGGCAAAGCTGATCGAGGATGCCGGTCCCGATGGGTTCCTCCCTACTGGAGAGGCCCTTGAGCCCACCCTCAAGAAGTTAGAAGAGGATTACCATAAAGCCAGGGCGACCGGGTTGGTGTTCTGGCAATTCGTACCGTTCGCCAAAGAGAAGTATGAGGTTCTGCGAACGCCGGATGGCACTCCCATGATCGAGGTGCTCCTAGAAGCAAGGTACCCTGGTCTCAGTCGCCCCATCCGGACCCCTTGTGACTTAGCCCTGGTTGAGAAAGCAACCGGGGATGTCTGGATCGTGGACCACAAAACCACGAGCTTCGATCCAAAGAAGCGAGCGATCCCCACGAAGATCAGTGCCCAACTCGCCATCTACCGACTGGTCCTCCAGTCCCACCTGGATGCGTGGGCCGAGATTGCTTTTGAGAACCGTGGAGTCGAGGAACCTCCTCGGACAGTGGTGGGGTCCATGCACGCTATCATTAAGACACCGGGGATCAAGTTCTGTAAGAAGGACGCCAACTTCGCGGCGTACATCGAGCGGCTAGTCCAGTGGTACAAGGACGCCGAGGCTAAGGACCCGGACAATCCTCCCCTGATCCTGGACCCCAATCGCTTCGCTGGCTCCCTAATGACCGGCGAGTTGTGGGGGCGACTCAAGCAATACTGTAAGGCGTGCCACGCATCCCCGAACATAGACCACTTCTACCGGGTCGGGGAGTCAGCGTGCCTCCAGTACAACAAGATTTGTCCCTATATGAAGCTGTGCAACAGTGACCCGTCCATGTGGCCGGACCTCGTTGAACAGCGATATGAAATCAGTTTCCGTGAGGACAGAGAGGAGAACGATTAAGATGATCTTCGCAGTCTGGAGTCGGCTGTGTCGGCGTGTCCATCGGGCATTATGCTTCGTAGGCATCCACGCATCGAACAGTACCTTCGAGTGTGGCAAAGACGCAGACGGCAAATGGGTGCCAATTGGATGGTTCTGTGGAGTGTGTTGTAAGTCTTGGGACACAGATAAGGAGAACAGCTAAGATGAACTTTGAGGGAATGGACAGGCGGCTTCGGGACCGAGTTCACTGGGCCACGGGTGATCTTCTGGGTAAGGTAGTAAGAGACCACCTGCTCAAGGGCGGCAAGTTTGACAGAACGAAGATGACTCAGATGTTCTATGAGTGTGTCCGAACCGCTCAACTAATCGAGGACCTGTACGTGGGAACGGGACTGAACCCACTGGAAAAGGAGGGGATGGATGAAGTCAGTGATAACGGGACGGGAAATCCCGAAGGACTTGCAGGGAGTGACGGGGCTGCGGGCCGGGTTTGTTATACCCCCCGTCCAGCAGATACGGTTGACGATAACAGGGCAGCCGGGAGCAGGGAAATCGACGTTTCTGAACTCGAACCCCCATCTCCTAAGTCTGGACCCGGAACGAGGGGGTGACACGGCGGCGGACCCACGAGCCATCCGGTTCACCCCGCCGCCTGACACTGATCTGGCGGTATTGGACCAGGCGTACCTGACGTTCGTGGACAAGCTTGTTGTCCGCAAGCTAAAGGGGGCGAACGACTTTCAGATGATTGCCATCGACACGATCGACGAGATGATCCTCCTGTTCCAGAAGGCCCTGTGTCTCCGGGAGAAGGTTCTCGACGTTGGGGACGTTGGTGGTGGGCACGGCAAGGGCTACTTCATCGTTCGGGACGCCATCTTTGGGATGCTCGACAAAGTGTACCGTGCAGGTATGGGGTGGGCCATCATTGCCCACACTCGTACCAGAACCGTGACGGTGGGCAAGGACGAGAAGCAGGTTTCGGGGCTGGCCATCAGTGACTCGTACAAGAGTGCTGTATTCCAGAAGTGTGAGCACATGCTGTTCGTTGAGCACGGCGTTGAGGTTGTTCCAGGAAAGAAGGAGATAAAGATAGTCAACGGTAAGAAGATCGAGAAGTCGGGTAAGACGACAACAAGAGGAGTACAGAAGCTCAAGACGAGACCGGGAGGACTGTGGCAAGGAGGAGGTACGACCGACATAAAGGTGCGGGTCCCATTGGTTGAGGAAATAATCCTGCCCAAGGTGGGCGGGTGGGACACGTTCGCCAAGGCTTACGAGGATGCCACCAAGCTCCTCGTAGAGGGAGACAAAGCATGAGGTGGAATTTTTTGTGCGGGGATAGCCTTCGTGGGTTCCTCAACGAGAAGGACGAAGTGAAGAATACAAAGAGTGTGGAGGTCATATTCGACGATGGAGAGTCAACAGGTGTCCTGGTGGAACTAGAGAACGGGGACCTCATCCATTTCTGTTCCAGGGAGACCGAGCACGATGGCTGTCGTAAATCACTGTCTGTTTCTACCACAAAAGGAGACGAGTAGTGTCTGATGATGCATTTTTGGAAGTTCTAGCAGGTTGTACTGATGCTTGTGCGGACATGGACCTGAGCGACGACGGTTGGAGTCCACCGGACGGTCCATACGACGTAATGGTTGAGGACGTCGCTTCGGGTATTAAGGAAAAGGACGGGATCAACAACGCTTGGATCAAGCCGGTGTTCACCATCCTGGACGGTGACTTCAAAGGCCGCACGTTTTGCGATTTCTACTGGATCGAGCCTGGGATGACGGAGCCGACGATCAGTATCAAGAACCTCTGTCGGTTTGCTACCTGCCTCCAGGGCAGTGAGACAAGGAACCCAGTCGAGGCGGCTGAGATCGCCAAGGCATCCGTTGGTGAGTTTATGAGTGTCGAGGTCTATCGTACAACCTCAAAGAAAACACGCAAGACCTACGCGAACATTCGGTTCTGTCAATGCCTCCCCGCAACCGACGTACCGGCTGAGGAGGCCGAGGAGGCCGAGGCAGGTGCACCACACGAGGCAACCAAAGGCTAGGGGTCAATCCCCTCTTTTACAGGAGAAGTAAGATGAAGATTCAGTTTATCGTGGTCAAGGTGGGAACCACTAAGGAGCCCACAACCATAGGGGATCAGGAAGCGGTCCTCGAAACGTTCTCGAATCGACTGCAAGAGCAGTTCCCCAACACACCGATCCAGGTGGTGCCTGAGCACACCTCAATAAAGATCGACGGGAACGAGTACGCACCCAAGTAACGGGAACGAGTTGGGGGAGCCGGTTCCGAGCGGATCGGCCCCTCCTGCTCTCTGCGGGGGTAGCTCAGAAGCGGTTAGAGCCCCTGGGACGCCAGGAAGAAGCAGGTTCAATTCCTGCCCCCCGCTGTTGAAGGGAGGAGTTATGAGTAACTACGGTACAATGGCCGCCAGTGCTAGCC